TTTATGTGGCAGTCGTTTCACGGACGTACCGACAGGCAATTGATGATTATTTTGAAAATTCTACATTTGCAGATTATTTTACTATTGATGAAGATGGAAACTTCTCAATTGCAATAAAAAATATAGAAGCGTTTATTGCTGACGCCAAAGAAGCTGGCGCTTTCATAGGTAATGCTGACGGAACATTTACTCTTGCCAATAGTATAAAGAGTGTTGACGATCTTGCTAATGCAATGGGCATAACAAAAGCCGCTGCAGTTGCGATGTTAACAGAACTTTCAAAGTATGATGCAAGTTGGGGAGACATCGTTGCAGACATTACAATGACGCAACTTGATAAAGGCATTAGAGATACTACGGATGCTTTAGATCAGGCAATTGCAAAGCAAGAGCAATTCTTTAAGGACGGCAAAGACCCGTCTGGCGCAAATGCAGAAGAGTATATTGCAATTCAACAAGAAATTAATAACTGTTCTGATGCGTTGAATACTGCACAACAGGCTGTAGTCAATAACACAAAGGCTTGGATGGAGGCTAACGATAACGTTGATACAGCAAAGGAAAAAGTTGCTACATTAACGAGGGAGTTACAAGAATTACAAGAGGCTGGAGCAACAGACAATGAAATTCAAATAAAAACAAATGAATTAGAAAATGCTACAAAAGAATTATATGAAGCCTTAAGTGTTAAATACGGGCTAGAAGAGCCGACGCAAATGGATTTTCAGCTTGTGTTAACTGACGTTCAGGCACAAATTGACAAGTGGAAAGAAGAAAATGCTACATTAGTTACTGAGGTTGTTCCAAAATTAGCACAAGACGAAGATGGCGTTTGGAAGATCCCTGCAGAAGCAGAAGTAGAGCTGAATGAAGATGACAAACAAAAAATTCAGGCATACCTTGATCTGTTAAATGATAAACAACAATTGGAACTGTTTACTTCTGAAGAAACAGATCCTATAGTTGATAGTGTTAATCAAGTTAATGAAGTTCTTAACAATATTTTAGACGCAATCAACTCACTTAAGCCAGACACTGACACATCTAAAGTTGGAAATATAGTAAGCAGTGCGTTAGGAATTACCGGTGGCAGTTCTGCAAAAAGCACAAATAATTCAAATGGGACTAGCTCGACGAGCAAATCTTCATCTACCACAACAGCTACTAATAATACCACTACACCCACGTCTGGTACTACTGGATTTGATAGTGAAGGTGTAGATCAAAAGATTGCTGCTTGGAATGCCATGGTTGATGAATGGATTGCAAATGCTCAACAATCAATAAATGAATTTGGTGAAGGAATTTCAACGTTCTTTACAGAGACTCTACCTGAATACTGGAATAGTTTCTGGGCTAGTGTTGGAGAAAAGTTGTCTAATGTAGGAGAGTGGGCACAAGGAGTAGGTGAAGATATCGGTATATTTTTCACTGAAACGCTACCTCAAAAATGGAGCGAGTTTTGGGAAGATGTTGGAGAATGGCTTGACAATGTAAAATCTTGGGCTAGTGATGTAGGAGAAGATATTGGTGAATTCTTTACTGAAACATTACCTGAAAAGTGGAGTGAGTTTTGGAGCAAGGTTGGAGAATTTATAACGGAAATTCCATATAATGTTTCTTATCTCATAACTAAAGTGAAAATGTTCTTTACAGAAACGTTGCCAGAAAAGTGGGACGAGTTTTGGGACAATGTTGGAGAAGCATTAGACGACCTAAAAGAAAAAGCAATAGCTCTAAAAGATAAGGTTGTTGAATTTTTTAAAGTAACTATTCCGCAAAAATGGGATGAATTCTGGGATGCAGTAGGAGATGGATTAAATACTTTAAAAGAAAATGCGATAGCTTTAAAAGACAAAGTTGTTGACTTCTTTACAGTCACAATTCCTGCAGAATGGAATGCATTTTGGGATAGTGTTGGCGCTTATATCAATGAAGTTATTGTGCCTGCATTAAGTTCTGCGTGGGACAAAGTATATGGATTCTTTACGGTGACAATTCCAGAAAAATGGAATGAGTTTTGGACAAGTGTAGGCACTTATATTGAAGAAGTTATTAAGCCTGCATTGTCGTTGGCATGGGAGAAAGTCCACGATTTCTTTATGGTTACAATTCCAGCGAAGTGGAATGAGTTTTGGACGGGTGTTGGTGAGTTTGTTACACAAACCGTTCCTGAAGCAATTGAAACGATTAAAGATGGAGTAACCACATTCTTTACAGAAACAGTACCGGGAGCTATTAACAGTCTTTGGGAATCGGCGTCTTCTTGGATTACGGAAAAAGCAAATTCTTTTTGGAGCTTCCTAAAGGGTGAATGGATTCGTGGCAAGGAAGATGCGGAGACAGGCAGTTATAATCCAAGTGGTGATTCAGAGGCTCTTGGAAATGCTTTAGCAAAAGGAAATGCTCACTCAAAAAAGAAACCGGGATTAAATACAAATGAGCATAATGCTATTGTAGGAGAATTAGGACGTGAGCTAGTAGTAGACCCAAACAAAGGCGTTTATTATACTGTTGGCGAACATGGGACGCAAATGGTTGATCTGCCAAAAGGCGCAATAATTTACAATCATAAACAAACTGAAGAGCTATTAAAGAATGGTGAAACGTCTCGTGGAACATACACCGGAGGTTTATCGTTTGTTAAGGGCAATGCACATTGGGATTATGGCACTCACACCAAGAAAACAGGAACTGGTGCAAAGGCTGCTTGGGGAGATGGAAGTAGCAAAGACTGGTCTCAAATGGGTTGGGACTTGAGCAATGCATTAGATTCTATTTCTGATGCAGCAGGAGACATTTCTGATGCCACAGGTTCGGTAGAAGACGCAGCGGATGACGCAAAGCAAACGATTGATTTTATTGAGTATAGGCTTGAGGAAATTGAAAACGCTATCACTAGAACAACAAACAGGATAGCAAATTTCCTTGACGACACATCTCAAACAAAAGACAAGAATAATCTATATGAAGAGATTGTAAACGCGGAGAAACAAAAAGCGTCAACCTATTTCTCTGCTGCTGCAACATATAATAAAAAAGCTGCTCAATTGCTGTCTGAAGTGCCAGCAGAATATCAAGAGATGGCTAAAAATGGAGCCATTGCGATTAAAGACTTTATTGGAGAAAATGAAGGCGAAATTGCAGATGCAATTGAAGAATATCGCACATGGTCTTCAAAGGCAGAAGATGCAGAGAACAATTACTTAGCATCTATTGCTGAAATTTCAGCTAAACGTCTTGAACAATTACAAGATATTGCAGATGACTTTGAGAATATTGTTGGTCTAACTGAACAACATGCAAATTTGATTCAGGCAGAAATGGATCTTCTTGATGAGGTGGGAGAAAGACTTTCTGAGAATTTCTATAAGGAATTGATGAAAGATTCTAAAAAGAAGATTGAAGATTTAAACAACAAACGAGCATCCTTGCAAGACATTTTAGACAATGCGGTTAAATCTGGAGATGTTCAAGTAGGTTCTGACGATTGGTACGAGATGGTTAATTCCATTTATGATGTCGATGATGCAATTCTTGAGTGCAAGAAAGACATTGAAGGATTCCAAAATAGTATTAACGACCTTTATTGGGATAACCTTGATAAGCTAATTGATAGAATCGACAATGTTGATTCTGAACTTTCTCATTTATACAATCTAGTTTCTGATGAAGAGAAAGTAGTGGATGATGCAGGCAATTGGACTAAAGATGGCGTTACGGCTCTTGGTTTACTTGCGCAACAATTAGAGGTTGCTAATTTCAAAGTTGAACAATATGGTGAAGCGATTGCACGTCTTGAAAAAGATTATGCTGCTGGTTTGTATAGCACAGACGAGTATAACGAAAAGCTTGCGGAGCTTAAAGAGAATCAATGGAGTGCAATTGAAGCACAAGAATCCGCAAAGAAGTCTATTCTTGATTTAAATAAGACTCGCATTCAAGCTGTAAAAGATGGCATGCAAAAAGAGATTGATGCTTATTCAGAACTTATTGACAAGAAAAAAGAAGAGCTAAATCTTCAAAAAGAAAGCCACGACTTTTCTAAACAAGTTGCCGAGCAACAGAAGAATATAGCAGATATTGAAAAGCGTCTCGCAGTCATATCGGGAGACAATTCTGCATCTGCAATTGCACAAAAGAAAAAGCTTCAGGCAGAGCTTGCTCAGGCAAAAGAGGAGCTTGAAGAGTTATATTATGATCATAGCGTAGAGAAACAGCAAGATGCACTTGATAAGCAGCTAGAAGATTATCAAAACAATAAGCAAAATGAAATGGATGCACTTGATGAGTCTCTTAAAAATGAAGATCAAATTATTCAGGACAGCTATACAACTATTGCTGCAAATACTGAGTTATTAGCACAAAACTTATCAGATATAGCAGATAAATACGGAATTACTTTGTCAGATTCCGTGACTAAGCCTTGGCTGGACGGTGCAGATGCTATAGGCACTTATCAGGGACAACTTGATACTTCTATGAGTGCATTTACTGAGCAATTAAAGCTATTAAAACAAGAGCTTATAGATTTACAAGTTGAAGCAGATAAGACTGCAAATAGTATAATTAATGCGACCAATAGCAAAAAAGACAAGACAGAAAGTGCAAGATATACTCCACCTGCACCAGCGCAGCAGCCAAGCCCATCACCTGAACCAGCACCAGCAATACCCGAGCCACCATCCAAGGGTTCGTCTGTAACTGTTAAGAGTTCCGCAACGCATTTCTCAAGAAATGGTGGGAATGGAACGAGGATGCAATCATGGGTGCCCGGATCTACTTTCACAGTTTATCAAGTTAGTGGCGATGAGGTTCTTCTTGGAAGAAATGGTGGATATACTGGTTGGGTAAAGCTTTCTGATATCGAGGGATATGCTAAAGGTTCAAAGGCAATTAATAAAGATCAATTCGCATTTCTTGATGAGCTTGGAGAAGAATTACAACTTATCCCTGATGGGTCTGGTAGACTTTCATATGTAAAGAAAGGTACTGGAATTATTCCAGCAGACCTTACTGAGAGACTGATGGAATGGGGGCAGCTTGATCCTTCTAATGTCCTTGAGCAATCTAAACCTACTGTGAATGCTCCTCATGTTATTAATAATAATATAGAGCTGAATCTTCAAGTTGGAGAAGTTGTCCATATTGATCATGCCGACAATAGTTCTATACCGAATATTGCTAAGGCAGTACAATCTCAGATGGACAATTATATGAAAAATGTCAATAAAAAACTTTATAATCGTGTTAGATAACACAAGTTATAGAAGAGGGTGTAATAGCCCTCTTCTGTTTATATAATTTAAAGTAGTTTAGTAGGAGGTGTTATACTTGGCAATATATCATCCTAAAATTCGTTTTCGTGGGCAAACAAATTATGATTTAGAGCTTATTGTCAGCACTTTTGATCCAGATAATGGTGCAGTTGATTCTTATCTTGATATGGAGCCGGTTTACACGGACAGTTATGATGGGTCAATTCGTACAGATTATGGAGCAAAATATAGCTCTGTTGCAACTCCATCTATTACCTTTATTGAAGTTGACGGTTCTGATATTGCCCCATATAAAGTTAGAAATACATTGCGTTGGTTAACTGGGTCTAGGGAAAATGCGTGGATGGACGTTTGTGACAAAGATGGTGATACTGTATGCTCTTATCTCGGTAGGTTTACTAACGTACAGCTTCAAAAAATGGATGCACGAGTAATAGGAATTATTGCACAATTTACTTCGGTAAGTCCATGGGCATATTCCAAAGCACAAGACCCTGTTGTAATTAATGTTAATGGAGAAACAGAATTTGCTATTGATAATCAAAGTGATGATTTCTATTCTTATGTTTATCCAAAAGTAACATTTGAAAATAGTTCTAATGGGGCAAGTTTATTAATTAAAAATACCACATTAAATAATGAAACTGTGTTTAAAAACTTACAACAAGGAGAAAAAGTTACAATAGATAATAACTTTGTTGTTTATTCTAATAATGACAAAAGAATCTTTAATGATGATTTTAATTTTGTATTTCCAATGCTGTCGGCAGGGACAAATCAATTTTGTGCAGATGGTTTAGGAAGATTAACAATAGAATTTCGATATCCAATGAAGGTTACAGATGGTCTATTGAATGATTATGACCTGAAAGATGGTTTGGCAATTTGGGTTGATGGAGTGACAGTAAAGATTAAAGGAGATACAACTAAGAATCCTCCACTTTGGACTAATATTCAAGTTGAAGAGCACAGAAAGATACACAAGATGATTATAAGAGGAGAATTAAAGAGTGTGAAGTTTGAAACTGGTACAGATGTTGAAAATGGCGTATTAACGCTTGAAGACGATGGTAGTGTATGCCCATTCGATGAGTTTGATGCAGAAGTAGTAAACGGCGAATTAATTATTAAAAAGAGTGTACGACAAGTAAGTATTTCATAATAAAGGCAGGTGAAAGAAATGCAACTACCAAAAGATTTATTGTCTGACACTTATCGCGCTCCTAATGTGGTTTTGTGCCAGACGAACAAAGAAAAGATTTGTAAATTAAATACGACTAATCTAGAAGGTACTTTTAAATTTAACTCATATAGTGAAATTTCGTTTGATGTCCCTTCTATTTATTGTGATATTATTACCGGAGAGACAAAGCCAACGCCGTACTATGATTACGTTGAGGGGCTTAGACTTGTGTATCTAGAGGGGTTTGGTTATTTCCAATTACAAGACCCAGAGATTGATGGAAATGGTATTCAAGAATATAAACATATCAATGCCTATTCTCTAGAGTATTCTCTGTCTCAAAGATATCTTGAAAATTTCATTATCAACGAAGGCGACGTTGGAGATACTGTTGGTAGTATTGATGGAGTCGTTCTATATAATCAAAATGATATCGAACATAGTTTAATTCATCTTGTTTTACAAAAAGCATATGGGTGGACAGTAGGACATGTTGATGAAGAATTAGCAAAACAGAGCCGTAGTTTTGAAATTGATCGTCAGTCCATTTATGATTTCATTATGAATGATATGTGCGAAACATTTAAATGTTATGTTGAGTTCGACACAATTAATAATACAATTAGCATTTATGCAGAAAATGAAGTTGAACGCTTTATTGGAGATGGAGAAACGAACATTTTCAATTTACAAAATGATATTTCTACAGATACTGATATCACAATTAATGGCCATGTTGTCACAGAGTATAAATACAATTTGACTACAAAAGGATTGTCTTTTGATAATGTACCTGCGCAAGGAGACATTATTGAAGTTTCTAACGAATTTAAGCATAAATATGATACTGATGTTATTATTGCGTTTGAAAATTTATCAAATGATATGAAAGTTAATTATTCGGCAGATGATATAAAGACCGTTCTTACAGTTAAAGGGTCGGACGATTTAGATATTCGTAATGTAAATCTTGGATTGCCATCTATTATGAACTTGGATTATTATTGTACTCCAGACTGGATGGGAGATAGCTTGTACCAAGAATATAAATGGTACATAGATAAGCAATCTAAGTACATGAGTGGCTTTTACAGCAAAGATATTAGTGGAGCCTCTGAGGAATCATTTGATGTTGCGACTATAAGAGAAGATTTTATTGCTGGTGATGTGCAACAACTGCCAGTGCAAAGTACACAAGAACAATTTAATGTTAATGGAAGTGCTGTCTCATACAATATAGATAAAGTTACTAAAGAATATGAAGTTAGTAGTGAGATTGAAGAAATTCGTGTTGATAGTAAAAACGAGACCTTTAATGAACCAACTATGCAGATTGAAACAATAACGGCGCAAGAAGATGTTGCAACTTTCACCTTTGATGGCACATACACGTTTGTTCTTCCTCAAGATTTTAATTTTAACGCAAATAGCATTGTAATAATTGATGACAACATTATAAACGAGTCTGATTATAGCTACAATAGCAATAGGAATAGTTTAACAGTTATTACACAGTCATTATTGGCTACTGGAAGTACGGTAAAAGTCACAACATGTGAAAATAAGTTCATTGTAGAGAATCCAATTACAAGCAATAGTAAAATTGTGATTAACGGGACTCGTGAGCTAACGACCTCTGAATATTCTCAAACGACAAGCGGCAGTAAAAAATATTTAACAATTAATGTTTTATTAAGTGTTGGCGACGAAATAGAAATCAGCACACCGTCTGGGGAACTGGAAACAAGTTTTGAGCTATCTATTCAAAGTGGGTATGTAATATCTTCTGTTGCGGTTGACGGCAGTGTTGTTGGCTATATTGTTAATGGCTCAGGAGCAATTCTTACTATTACAGACTCAGATGTTATAAAATATGGCAGCGTCATTGAAGTGAAATATGTCCAAAATAGTTTTACTTTGGGGAAGCTTCGTGACAAAATTATATCTCTTAAAATAAACAATCAAGCTATAGATTCTTCTAAGTACAAATTGGACGAAAACCAGTTAACGATTGTAGATAAGCTGTCTGGAGGAGAGATAATTGTAGTGGAGTCGGTTGATACGCATTTTAATCTCTCCGATTACAAAGATAAAGTTATTGTGTCTGTAAATGTTAACGGTGTGGAAGCGAATTATAATTTCGATGGGGACACTTTAGTGATAGATGAACTTGTGGCAAATGATAATATCGTTGTGAATTTGGTAAGCAATAAGTTTACACTTCAACAAGATGAGAATGAAATATTATCAATAAACATTGGTTCTCATAAACTAAGTAACGAAAGCTATACATTGGAAGCAAATATTATAACAATTACTGCACTGAATCAGCTATTTAATGGAGAACAGGTTGTAATAGAGCTTGTCCCAGAATCTTTCTTTTTGTCGCAGACAAGAGATAAAATAGTGTCTGTCGTTGTTGATGGGAAGGAAATCAACAATAGTCAATACACGTATAATTATAGCAATAATAAATTTGCTATTTCTTTGAACAGTATTTCATTACATAGTAGTGTTGTCGTAGAGTCTATTGACACTCATTTCAGTGTTAAACAATTGTATACAAATGAGGATATTGCCTCTGTATGTATTTTGAGAACATTAAATGATGGGACAACACAAGAGTTAACCGTAAATGATTATTACTATGACAAGGCAACAAACATATTGGTTGTCAATGATAGTAGACTAGAACAGGATGACGTAGTTTTATTCAAAACTATCAAAAATTCATTTATAATTTCAAACAACCAGAAAGCGTTAATCTCTGTTAAAATTAATGACAAAAAAGTTACAGATTATAAACTCGCTGCTGGCGTGTTAAACATCACTAGTAGTTTAAATGTTGGTGATAAAGTATCTGTTGAGTTTTTAGATAATCATTTTGTGCTACAAAACGACATTGGTTCAAAGCATATCGTTGAAAAGAAATCCCCTGATTCGATGTTAACTGAAACAATTTCAGAAGGTGAAGATGGATATCTGTACGACAAAACTACAAAAACATTGACAGTGTATGCCGCGCTTGAAAATGGAGATAAACTTATTGTCAAGACTATCGAGGCCGAAAATGCTTTGTTAGTTGTTGAGTCTAATGCGAGAGATGGCGAAATATTAAGAACAGATGTCTCTCCAAAACTGGATTCTTACGAGCCAAAAGCCGGAGACTATGTTGTAAAGGTGGAAGGCTATACAGAAACATTGAAGAGATTGTATCAATTAATAGACGATCAGTTAACCGAAGAAAATTCTGTTCCAGACGAATATAAGATTACTGAGAAAATTGTTACTCCAGATAATTTTGATCAAGCGGGACTTTATTTACCAGAGGCAAGTGTAGACAATCTTGGTGAAGTTTATAAGATAGTTAACCAAGACAACAATGGAAATGAAGTCGCTTCTAAGTATTATGTTTGCGAAATTAAAGTCTCTGTTGTAAATGATAAGCAGACCGGTAAAGAAGAACAAAATTATACTTATGTCTGGAAAGAAAGGGATTTGGTTTTTGGTGCCGAAGGCATTAGCTATCTTAAAGAAGAAATAGACATATATTCTTCAATTCAAGACGTACAAATTGCTGCAGAATGGGATAAAAAAGACGAAGATAGCAACGAATACAAGGCATATATAAGCAATCTTAATAAGCTTAACGCAGCCAAGAAGGAACTAGAGAACAAACAAAAGGCAGTTGAAGATATTCAAGCGCAGATTCAGAAAGTACAAAATGAAATTACGTTAATATCAGAAGATATAAGCGTTAACAAGAACTTTACTCCAGAAAACTTAGACAGATTATCATTATTCTTAAGAGAAGATGAATATTCTGATGATTGTTTCTGTGTCACAGAGATTGATACTGACTTAGATAAAATTAATACGCAGAAAGAATTGTTAGTTGCAGGGCAAAAAGAACTTAAAAAGATTTCTCAGCCGAAGTTGTCTTTCTCTGCTTCTATGAGAAATATCTATGCTATGCCTGAGTTTGCCCCTATTCTAAATCAGTTTAGCCTTGGCAATTTTGTCAAAGTCAAAATGAGAGATGACTTTATCAAAAAGGCAAGGTTGCTCGAAGTCCAGTTGAATTTTTCTGACTTAAGTAATTTCTCATGTACTTTCGGAGACTTATTATCTGCAAAAGACCAAGGTGATATTCATGCTGATCTATTGGCACAAGCAGTTAGCGCTGGTAAGGCTGTAGCAAGTGGTTCATCTTATTGGCAAAAAGGATATGATGTGGCTACTGCTATAGACGAAAGAATTAGAAACGGCTTAATTGATGCAACGATTTCCATTAAATCTAATTCTGCAGGGCAAAGTGTTTCATGGGATAATTATGGTATTCATCTTCGTAAGGTCGTAGATGGTGTTTTAGACAAGCATGAAGGCTGGATTACAAACAACAAATTCTTGTATTCTGACGACAATTTCCAAACAACGAAATCCGTGTTTGGTAATTACACTATTGAAGGAGAGGAATACTGGGGCATTCTGGCTGGATGCGTTCGCGCTGGTCTGATAGAAGGTAGCAGCATAGTTGGTGGTCAAATCTGCATTGGGGAACAAGAAGATGGAACGTATGCGTTTATGGTTGATAAAGACGGAACAGTCACAATGAACAAAGGTGACGCCGCAGAGAAGCTTTCTTTCTTTAGTTTTGATGGTGATAATGGATTAGTTGTTGGCGAAAATAATGGTTCTGGTGAATACTTTTCAAGAGTTTCTGCGCAAAGAATTGAATTCTGCCGCAAGGCCAGAATTATAACAGTAGACTCAGAACCAACACAAAATAGATATAATAATTACGATTATGTTTTATACGTTCATCAAGAAAATAACGTCACTTACTACGATTATTATAAGAACCCAGACTTTTTGTCTGCCCAATATAAGCCGCTAAGTTCAATTGGTGAAAATTTTACAGATCCAGAAATTAAATTTGGTATTCCAATTACTTATTTTGCGAATGATACTGCATACATGAAACAAGCAGAAATTGAGGGTAGTTTAAAAGTTGGCACAGAAGAGAAACTATCATCTATTTCTTTAGGCAATTTTAAACTTCAAATAGAAAGCAATGGAAGCTTATCTATTGTCGCAATACAATAACGTGGAGGTGATATTTTATGGCAACTGCATCAAGTGGTGCATTCGAAACAAGTGTATATAATGCTGCTGGAAGCAAATATCCTGATAGGATTAGAGTAGAATGGTATTCATCACAAAGTGTTGCAAACAATACGTCTACAATATATTGGACTGTTATGTCAGCAGGCGGAACCGGCAGCCAGTACAGTTATGTTATGACAGGCCCTGTAACTGTTAACATTGCAGGTGTTACAGTGTATAGCCGTGCAGACAGATTTGCAATGCATGTAGGGGAACCCCTTGGTTCTGGTAGTTTTACTTTAACGCACAATTCTGATGGCACGCAATCATTCTCCGCGTGGGCAGAGGCAGCTATTTATACTTATGCCATTAGTAGCACAAGGTATGATTATTATGTTGACTTGCCACAGATTCCAAGAGCTTCAAGTATTAGTGTGTCTGGCACGACTATAGGTTCACCAATAACAATTAGCATTTCAAAAGCGGTATCTTCTTTTACACATACATTAGAGTATAAATTTGGTAATAAGTCTGGTACTATTGCGACAAAGACGTCAAGCTCCTCTGTTAGTTGGACACCACCAATTGATTTAGCGTTACAGATTCCAAGTTCTCAGTATGGAACTGGTACGTTAAAATGTATTACTTACAATGGCGGAACGATAATTGGCGAAAAAACAATTAATTTTATGCTATATGTCCAGAATAGTATGAAACCTTCTATCAATAGTTTTACTTCATCTATTGATAGGACAAATCCTTCTGGATGTGGAATGTATGTTAAAAACAATTCTGCTGTTACGTGGACAGTGTATGCTGTCGGGTCATATGGTTCTACTATCACGAAATGTGTGATTAATGGGCAGAACTTATCCGAGACTAAAACTGGTTCAGCAACTTCATATAGTATGACGAGTCATACTCTAACTGTCGCTGGCAAACAAACTTATACAGTCACTGTTACAGATAGTCGTGGGAGAACAGCAAGCACAACAGGAGAAATTACAATAATCGACTATAATCCCCCAACTATTACTTCAATAACTTCGTTTAGAAGCAACGCAGATGGTAGCATGAATGGGTCTGGGCAATATGTTACACACCAGTTAAATGCGTCGTTTTATACGTTAGGTGGCAATAACAATATCAAAATTAAAGCATATAGTAAAAAACGTTCAGATGCTACGTATTCCGAATTAAATAGTGTTGTTGTGAAAGATGATGCGAGTGATAGAACTAGCTACACATATACGTATAAAAATGCTTCTTTCGCTGTAGACACCGCATATGATTTCAAAATTGTTATCTCTGACAGTGTTGGTCAATACGCTATGTTTTACACAAATGTTGGGACAAAGAATGTACCATTAAATATTTCTGGTGACAATAGCTCAATTGCAATTGGCAGTTTTGCACAAAAACAAGTTGACAACAAAGGGTTGTTCCGCTGTGAATGGGCAGCAAGTTTTGCTTCGTCTCCACAAGTGGATTCTGATAGAAATTTAAAGCGCAACATTAACGATATTGATATTGACATCATTGACAAGCTAAAGCCGGTTCAATATGTATTAAAGAATGACGATTCTGATACAATACATTATGGATTTATCGCACAAGATGTAGAACAAGCTTTATTGCAATCAAAAGAGGCAGAACAGAAAATAGGTATTGTTCATTATGATGAAGATATGGAAACAAAGGAAAGGACAAACTATTCATTAGCCTATGACGAGATTATCCCATTGTTAGTTAAAAAGTGCCAAGAACTTCAGCAAGAGATTGATATATTAAAAGGAAAATAATATTATGTTGTTTGGAGTGAAATAAACAATGTTTGAAATAATTAAGGACATATCTGGCCTTTTAAGCTGTCTTACAGTGATTATTACATTTTTAGGTCTGGTGCTAAAACCAACAAGAAAGAGAATAGAAACTTGGATTCGCAAAGTGATGAAATCAGATGAGTTGGTATCTACAATGGATGCGCATACAAATCAGCTTGATCAGTTATCAAAAAAACTTGATGTTCAGGAAAAAAAGCTAGACATTCAAGAGAAAAAGAGCGACGCAGCAGATAAACAAATTCTTTCTCATATGCAAGGTATAGATACAAGACTTGACAAATTAGACCAGAGAGTTTTAGAAAATGAGAGAGATAGGATCAAATCTGAACTGTCAGAATACGCTTCTAGATGTGCTCGTGGCATGAAGATATATCCAGAGGAAATGGTGCACATAGAGGAAATGTATGCGAAATATAGCAATCAGCTTCACTGTAATCATACAGGGACGCAGAATTATAATATAATAGCAAACTATTATAAAAATCAAGATTGGCTAAAAGCCTAATAAATATTTAAGGACTGAGATTAATTTCTCAGTCCTTATTTTTTTGCCACATTGTACTCGTCTATATATTTTTTTAATACCATATTAATCAAATTAGTCACAGTTCTTGACTCTTTCGCAGCTATTTGTTCAAGTTGAAAACGTTGTGAAGCAGGCATTCTTAATGTAAAATTTATAGTCTCTGTTGATTTTATTTCCAAATTTATCACTCCCCTCTCATATAATTTTACTTCATCCTCGCGTCATTTGCAATGCAAAAATAAAAAGAGTGGTATAAACCACTCTTTATCTTAAATCTTTAATAACTTTCATTGCTTCCAGTTGCGTTTCTTTTAATAAATGTGTATAGGTTCTTATTGTTGTTAATGTGTTTATATGTCCAACCATATCTGCCACCATAGGAAGAGGTATATTATTCCCTATCATTAAACTAACGAACGTATGGCGCAAAGAATGTATACTACAATTCTTAATCCCTGCTTGTTTAATAATACGTTTAAATCCTCCATGTGCAGTTACATATGTTATTGGTTTGTCTACATGAGTCCCCGGTAGTATATATCCATTTGGATTATATTTATGTGTTTCTTTGATGTCCAATAGTGCTTGTAATGCCATGTCGGATAAATAAACTGTACGAGTAATTCCATTCTTTGTGGAATTTTGATCACGACGTGTGCTAGTATGCTTGCTTGTATTTCTTACTGTGACCATGGTTCTGGCAATAGTTACAGTCCTGTTTTCTAAATCAATATCACTCCATTTTAGTGCAAGAGCTTCTCCAATACGACAACCAGTGTATAAAATAAACACATAGAATGGGCCATTTTTAAAGAAAAATGAACCGTTCTTATTTTTCATATAACAGGTGTCTATAAGTGCTTTACGCTCATTCTCTGACAAATATCTTATTTCTTTATTCTTGAATAAAGTCTTTTTTGGTAATACAACTTCTACAATTGGGTTTGTATTAACTTTACCTCTTAACATTGCATATTTAAATATAGAGCCAAGTTGTGCGTAAACATGCTTAACTGTTTGATATGAATATCCCTCTTCTTTAAGTTTGTTTATAACAAATGTTTGGATTAAATGACCATCTATTTGTTTTAATTCTAAGTTTCCTAATGGCTTAATCATATATTGTTTTACTACAAATTCTAAGTTGTCATAAGTGTGTTGTTTAACTGTTGGTTTTTTCACAGTCTTAAGCCATGATTCTACGAAATCTTTAAAAAGAATATCTTTTTCTCCTACTATCCCTTTACTCAACAATGATTCAAATTCTAATTTTTTCTGTAAACAAGTTTGTTTGTCTCCATAAAAATATTTTCTTCCAATGCCTTTATATGATACAGATAATTTCCAAGTGCCATTATCACGTTGTGTCCAAGAACCTTCCCCATTCATTCTTTTCTTTGCCATAAACATCCCTCCAACAATACAAAATTATTTTGTATTTATATTATAATCGCTGGTTAATGATATGGTCAACTATAAAATTCGTACCACAAAAATACCACAATTATGCCATAATTAGTAGTGAAAACGCATAAAAATAAGTGATTATTCATGAAGAGAAAAATGCTGTGAAATGGCTTATAGCAATAATTTAGAGGGCTTCTATAAAAAAGCTTAAAAATGGATTATTATGTCGTAAGTTATTATATTATCAAGAAGCTCTTTCCTAGTAACCATCAGTGTTTCCTCCATTGTAATTTTGTATTTGACCACATCATTTACCACAATTTTATTGTACCACAACATGCAATGCATTGCAATATTTATCTTTTATATGCTAAAGATTTTTTCTCAAACCATGCATCAACTTTATCTTCAATGATCAGAAATTTATTACCAATTCTTACTGATGGGAAATCTTTACGTTTAACAAGTTCATAAACAGCATTAATACCAATTAACCCCGGATGTTGTGTATTTAGTTTTTCATATAGTTGTTTCACTGTTATATAATTCATATTATCACTCTCCTGCTATATTTCATAGTATATAATTGAATTTTGATAAATAAATATGTCGGTAATGTAAGATTACACTACCGACATGTTGTTATTTAATTTTGTACATTTATATGCACTTTACGATTAGAAATCATCATTACAAGAGACACACTTATCTTGACACTCACACGAAGTAGTTGTGGTGCAATTGTTGTATAAAGTTGTGAGCACAGAATCTGTAAGAGGATATCTCGTTTCGTCATCTGTCTCATGCGTTTCTGTGACTGACTTTCTCGTCAACTTGCCGTCTTTGTCATATTCATAAACAGTTTCTACAATATTGCGTTCAATCATTTTTTAGCTCCTCCTCTACAATTGTTTTAAGAACTTTGTATGCTTTATCAAAATTAATATTTGAAATCGCGTAATCAAAATCATCTCGCATTATCATTTCTGTGAACTGTTCATTCTCATTAAAACAACGTTTATAGAATGTTAGTGCATCATCTTTTCGTCCATTAATGGCTCGTCCTTCACGAACTTCATCTGGTACGTGAATATAGATAGTTACGAAGCGAACATCAGAAAGATCAAGTGAGAGATTGTGCATATACTCGATCCCTCTATAGTCGATCACATAAAAATCTGAATCTAGTAATTGCTGCTTCGTTGAGAAATATTCATAACCAGATATGCACGTATAAGCAATCATTTGATCTTTATACTGATCTACTTCCTCTGGTGTAATAAATGTATGAGTATCTCCCTCTCCATCTCTACGAGCGCGGGTCGCATATGATTTAAGCTGTCTATATCCATGTTCTTTGCATAGCTGGTTAACGAGTGAGTCTTTTCCAGACCCACTCTTGCCAACAATTAGGAAAATTGTGTGCATATTTATCACTCCTTGTCACGAAGAATTAGATTAAGAATTACGCCGATAATCAAAGCTAGTGCGGTTGCAGAGAATGATATTATTTGACCACCAACAACTAGTCCACTGATTCCAAGAGACAAAACTGCAGATACTATAATCAGATTCTTTTGTACATTAAGATCTACTTTTTGTAGCATCTTAACACCAGAGCATGCGATAAAACCATAAAGAATAATAGCCGCTCCTGCAAATACACAGCTTGGAATTGAGGCTATAAATGCTTGAACTGGAGCAACAAAACCAAGTAGTCCGAGCAGAACTGCTGCGGTTGCTGTCACACATACAGATGCTACACGACTGAATCCAATCGTCGCTACACTTTCTCCGTAACTACATGAGCCAAGACCACCAAAGCATGCACTAATTAAATTGCCTAGTCCTTCACCAAAGAAGATTCTACCAAGTCCGGGCTTTGAATAAAGGTCTACTCCGATGATTCCGCCTAGTGCTGCATGGTCACTGAGAGCTTCCATACAAGCAGATACAGTATATGCTACGAACATAACAACTATAGGGATAATAGTGCTCCATTCAATTGCTCCCCAATGGGTAAAAGCAAAATCTGGCATTTGTACAAATTTAAGATTATTAAATACGGAAAAGTCTACAAGAGCACACACTCCTGCAACTGTAAGGAGTACGGCGATTGCATATCCAATTAATATACCAAGCAAAAATGGCAGTATTCTCACAATACCTTTAGCATAATGAGAAATAAGTGCAATAGAGAATGTTGTAATTAGTGCCACAAGGATTCCACACTGTCCAGTTTCTCCAACATAGCCAGAAATGAATCCCATTAGATTCACTCCAATTACTGTTGTGACAGCGCCAATAAGAGCTGGAGGGAACACCTTGTAAATTGATTGGTATGGAATTTTAGTGAAGATGAATCCCAAAATACAATATACAATACATGCCGTTAAACCTCCAATTGCTATACCAGTATAACCACCTACACCAAGCGCAAATAATACTGGTGCGACGAAGGCCCCGCTGTTACTCAGGAACATAGGAGATTGGCCTTTGGTTATAAAGATGTAAATAAAGGTTGAAAGTGCTGCACCTATAAGTGCTCCCGACGTAGCAACTCCACAAAGGTTTGCAATAAGCACTGTGGCAACGAACACAGACAACACCATTTGTACTCCAAAGAGTATCATTTTCCCAAACGGCGGCTTGTCGCCAATTCCATAAATCATATTACTTGTTCCCATATAATCCCTCCAAATGCTCTAATATTGCATCAAATGTTTCGAAATCACCATTTTTAGCTGCATAAAGGATCATACCATATAGCAATTGATTAATACTGAAACTTCTACGCCAATCCTTCTCATTAAGATGATTTGTGCGAATATCAAAGTAATGAAAATAATTTTGTTTATCAGCAATACGATTAATTTCTCTCTTTAGACAAGCTAGTGTACCGTCAGATGGAGCGTGATTATTTTCGCATTCTGTGATGATTTCTGTAAGCTTTTCTGCCATATACTTCCAACCGAATAAGCAACCAGTCTCACACATTGAACCAATTGCACTTTGTTCAGGGCACATAACGACAAAATCACTATTCCAAAGACGTTCAATATCTGCTTCTGTAATCTTTTCTGCAAGGTGATTGTTTTCTTCTTCTGTCATATTAGATTTATCATTAATAGATTTATTCATTACAGGGCTGTACACTTCCACAGGCAGACCCATTTTAAGAAACTTATCATATTCATACTGCCTTGCAAGATTTGAGCCGAAGCTCATTATATCTCCTCCAAGATATCCTAGTGGCTTTTTCTTCATATTACCTCTCCTTATCTTCTCGGTCATTATTTGTCCAATATTCACTTATTACTACTCCCAAGCATTCCTGCGCCGCGCTCAGTCTTGAGATTTGTAATATAGTCTACATCGACTTCTTCGATCTCTACTTGAGGGATTTCTTCTACAGCGAATTGTGCAACAGCCTTGCAGTATGGAACACGAATGAAATCTTCTTCCTTTGTAACTTCTGAAACATTTTTGGTAATTTCGATAGGAATGTCATTGCCATTATAGAGCGCTACAAACCACTCTCCTGTAAAGTTAGAATCAATCTGTCCAGCCATAACAAACATTGCAGACTTTGTATTACTTCCGCGTTCTCTAAACCCAATACGGTAATTGCTATCAAAAGTACTACAGATTCCTGTTGGAACTAACTTTACTGTATGAGGCGGAATCACAACAAATTCTGCATCGAAACAAACATAAAGATCATAGCATCCATCCCCCTGTCGCTTACTAGGAATCTTTGCGTCAGGTCTTGTCTTTGCAAACTTAATATGTGCATTCATAAGCAAATCCTCCATTACCAAAACCAGATTGGACTCTTACCATTAAAGATATAATTCAGATAATAGAAACTCTTATCGACGCGGAAAGTGCCATAATCCTCAAGATATTTCTTGATCTCATTGTCTACATCTGTTAGCATTTTTTCAATAGTTGCTGCACGATTCTTCTTTGCAGCCTCGATCTTCTTATTTCTCTCTTCCTCTTCAGCATCCTTCTTCTGCTTAACTAGTGAGCTAAGTCTCTTGTATTCTTCAGATGCCGCCTTAAGTTCCTCTTCTAGTTCTTCAATTGTCTTCTCTCTTGTAATGTCACCCATTATTCATTACTCCTTTATTATAATTTTGTATTGTTAATCTTTTGTTGCGATAAAGAGACCACAATGGCACTCTCCTTCAATTCCTTGCTCAACTTGGTGGCGGAACTCTTCACATTGACACTTAGTGCTTGCATCTCTAAACGGCTCCAACACGCAAGGGCAATACCCGCCAGTTTCTTTTAATTGCTGTCTGGCAATTGCAACTATCTCTTTATCCGGGTTAAGTTTGATTTTCATTAAGATATCCTCCTTGCGTATTGATTGTCACTTACTAGTGTAATGCCGAGTACATCGTCATATCTATTTTTATGATTTGGCATATATCTTCCAAATTTAATAATAATGTTATTAAAATTTTGAGACAACTTATTTAATTTTTCTGTGATTTCGTATGGATAGTATCCTGTATAAATAACAAACATGTCATCGCAGCCTTGATCTCTAAAACATTTAATCACATCAAACATCTCTTTAAATTGCAACATTGGCTCAAGTCCGCCAAAAATAATAGCTTTAGTAATGTCATTGTTGATATATGCATTATATATTGATTCTGCGCTGACATCTTTTGTTTCTTGTTTTGCCATAGGCTCATTTTGGCATATTGATATATCTATTCCTAATTCTTTGCAGCATTTCCAATCACATTTTGAAGTTATTAGGAATAGGGAGGGCTTTTTATAATTAACAAAGTCCTCCATAACTACTCCTTTAAGTTTCATTACATAATACCATCCTTATTTAATACATCGTACCAGCGTCTATGATTAAATTCCTTTTTTCTAATCTTTTGATATGATGATACTGGGGTATAAAATCCGACTACCCTAGCAAATTGATCTGCCACAGGCTTACCACATGTTGGACAATTTTTAGACCCAATAAAAGCATGTCTATCTTCACAAACAGAAATCTTTGTCGTAAAAGCAAAGTAAATAACGCCATGTTCTGCGACATAATTTAACATATCCCATGCCTCGTCTGCATTAATAAAACGATTTTCAATGTCAATATGAGCAATGCATCCTCCGCCACACTTTGCATCAAATAGGCTACCCAGTCTACACTTTTCTTGAATCGTGCATTTTTCAGTAAGAGGGATCCATTGATTGGAATAAATAAAATATTTATCCTGCTCATATAAGAGATTGTCTGCCTGACAAATAACACCTGCACAATTTTCTGCAGGAATCATTTCAACATTAAAACTAAAATCACAATCAAAATTGTCTTTTACTTCGTTAATAGTGTCAAGGATTTGTGTAGCAAATTCAACTGCTTCATCGCTATAAGACTTGTAACCAAATTCATCAGTGTGAATTAGGTTAAACATATCCATGACTTCATACATGCCAATGCCGCCAATAGTACAAAACTGCTTATCGAGTTCTACTGCTCCTTCTTGATAATTTGGAAGAAGCCCCTTCTCGATATTGCGTTTAAGAATATGTCTCATTGAATATAGCGCTTTACAGTCAAGCAATACTCGATCTTTTAGAATATCAATATACTTTTTCTTGTTTAGTTTGCTTTCGTAAGCAATACGTACAAGATTAATAGTGGAAACACGGCAGCTACCAACAGAAAGAGCAGTACCACCGATGCTGTTGATAAATGCGTCAAGCTTTTTAGTGTTGGACAGAAGGCGGCAACAATTAGACAACACGCCAACATTATCAGATACAAAGAAATTACTATCGCTCCATTTCATGTTATGATTTGAGCACCAACGTGCAAATGACTCATCTTGGAATTTGTTATCTTTATATAGGAGGGAGTAAGTTAATACTGGAAATGTGAACATATTATGCTCTCTTGTCTCAGACACAACTTCCATAAATACTTGCTGGCATTTAATAAGTTCTTCAATTTCATCAATTGCAAATGTTCCATCTGGAAATTCCACACCGCCAAATAGCGATTCCAAATATGGCCTATCGAAAATTGACACATTTGTAAATGCACATTGGTCTATTCTAAGGAATGGCTGATTAAGACGATAAATAAACTTTTGGAAGTTTTGTCTTAAATATGTGTCAGGATCTTTGAGATAATAACCATTTTTCACATCGTTCTTCCAGAAATAATATGCCCAAATAAGTACATTTGGCATTCCAACAGCTCCACTTTGTCGATTAGACAAAAATGAAACAAATTCAATTACATCATCAAAGTATGTAGTGAGATGCTTTGGCGGCTGTGCATTATATTTATTTAAGAAAAATAGTCCTTCAGTTGCTAGCCTTGTAAAATCATTTGCCCAACAGTATGGGAAATAACTGGCCGTAGAACTGTCATTAAGATAAAGTCCCTTGCTAAATTCCTGTTCGAGCCACTGCTTTGCAGTTCTTAATCCCCATTTCTTTTTGATCTCAAGAAAGATTTTATTAAGCGCAAACAACTTGTCTTCAGACTTGCCCTTTTCAGTCATAAATGAGCGAATGTCTTTATGACTTGCATTGGCGTTTGGATCAATTGTTGTATCTGCCATTGTATCATTTGCTACAAACTTTTCAAGGAACTCACTAAAATCAAGCTGAGATGGATGTACTCCGTTAATATATTCGAAATCTTCTCCATACTTCTTTTTTAAATCTTCAAGACAGCGTTCAAAGTCCTTAGTTAATTTAAGCGTTATATCCATTAATTCACCACCCCATTTACCCATTCGTTTGCTTCTTTGAAATCCATCAGAACTCCATCAACTTCTAGCTTAGGAACTTCTTTAAACCCCTTTTCAAGCATTGCATCCTCATCGTCGAATAGCTCAAATTCAATGCCCTTGCTCTTAAGCTTCTTCTCAATAATACAGCATCTTGGACAATGAGTGCTATAAAGTGTTATCATAAGCACAACTCCTTTCAAATATAAAATAAATTATGCATTAATATTGATTGTCCTTATAAAGGGCATCAATCTGTGCAACAATCTCTTCCCAATTGTGAACTCTATAAATCCCATAAGCATCATCGTGAATGCCCTGATTCCAAGGTCTATCTAATAGCACTCGATCAACCAGAGGGTTTGTAGAGATTAGATTTTCTGCGCAATCATCTACAAGGACATCAACATGTAGCAATGACTTGTTATGAATACAAATGATACGCTTTTCGTCAATAAACGGAAAGTTTTTCATAAACCAGTCAATTTTCCAGTTAAAATTGGTATGATGCGTTGCTGTTGCTACATAAACATCATACCCACTATCAATAAGTTTTTTCACTCCCCATTGCGAATCTTGAGCAGGAGACAGAGAGTCCCACAGCTCTTTTTTTAGGAACATAGCAGTTAAATCTTCTGCATCTTCAAATGGAAGACATTTATAGAAATCATATTCAGTAAAAGAATCCAATGCTAATTGAGTGCCATGTTGCGCATTATAAAGCTCCAGTGTTTTCTCAATGAGGTTATTTAATACCTCATCACAATCTAGAGCCACGGTAAACTTATGCATAGTTCCCTCCTATAATTTTGTATTGCTTATTCTTCTTCCTTTTTTACATCAACGATATTTCCGTTATCATCTACAGTCTTGTTAAGGCTGACCGCACAGAAATTACTAATCTTTTTAATCAATCTCTTATAATCATTTGCTGACTTCTTGCCCGGTTGCTTCTGGAACTCTGTAATGTATTGAAGTACAACGCCACAGATTGCTTTCGAGCCATTGAGCAAAGCTGCCATTTGTACCTTCTCCATCTGTGTTTTAATCGCTTCTTTAAGAGCATCGTCTGTCATTTCTGCCGCTGGAGGGCTCTGCTCCTCCATGCTATTAGTCTGTTCGTAATTGTTGTTCTCGTCCATATGCGCACTTCCTTTCTTTTAATTACGTGCCAATTATACCACAATAATTTAGTATTGTCAATAGACTGATTTTGTTCGTTTAATTTTTTCTAGCCATACTGTATATGGTTTTACTCGTTCAACAAACAAATGATCGTCTTCTTTTCTTCCAAGGATCGCAAGGCACTTGCCCTTTGCAATGAGGCCGAAATATTCTTTTAACTGTTTGCTCCAAATAGTTGCTTCAATAATCCTGTCAGAAGTAATTAAGTCTAAATATGCAAATTGATTATTGTTTTTATCTTTCTTACGTTTAATATCTGATATTACACACAATACAACTGTTTTTTCTCCATTTGGAGCATCATCCCAGTTGGCATTAATTAAATCTACTCCTTCTTGTAGTGGGTTGTCTGTCAAAAACATTGATAGACTTTCATATTCCCATAGGAATGGATCTTTTGCATATTTTTGTTTGAAGTCTTCCATATAAGCTTTATATTTTTGCTCTTGCTCTTTATCAAACTTTTCTTTGCGCTTCTCATTATACAATTGCAATACAGTCTCTTTATCTACTTTTTTGCCCACCTTATAATCATCTACGTTAATGTCCCATTCAATCAAAAGTTTTGCTTTCGTCCCATATGATTGAACTGGTTTATATTCTTTTCTCTCATATGATAAAGACGCATATCTTTTCATTAACTTCATTTTATTAGAAGTTGGGAAGGCTCCCGCTTTTATCAAAGCAATTGTAGCAGACTTATCGGAAATTTTTGATATATAATCATTAAAGCTGCTATATGGTTGATTCTCAATAATTTTAGTGATGACTGATTCGCCAATGCCTTTTACTGCTCCAAATCCAAAAAGTATTTCTTTTGATTCAGGCTTAGCCTTAAATGTAAGTGTTGATTCATTAATTTTTGGTGGAAGAACTTTAATATTAAGTCTATGACACTCATTAATGATTACACTTAATTTTGCCGTATTGCCTGATTTCGCTGTTAGAACCGCTGTGAGAAATTCAACTGGATAAAATGTTTTTAGCCAAGATGTAAGATATGCTAATAATGAATAAGCAACCGCATGCCCACGGTTAAAGCTATACTCTGCTTGTTTAGCAAGTAACGCCCACATATCTTTAATCTGTTGTTCTGTCCATTGTTTTTTAATTAATCCTTCATGGAATTGAGTATACAAAGACGCCATCACATCTTTTTTCTTCTTTCCAATTGCTCTTCGTCCAGTGTCTTGTGCTTCCTCAGAGAATCCAGCATATGCAAGCAAATGCAGAGCGTCTTCCTGATATAAAAGAATAGAATGTGTCTTTGAAAATAGAGTTTTTAAGTCTGGATGTATAACTACTGTTTCATCTGGATATAATTTGTTTTTGCAATAATCAGGAAAACTGTTTTTTGTTCCGGGACGATTGCTTGCATTAATTGCAATAATGTCTTCTATGTTGTCTGCTTGTGCATCAATGCACATCTTTTTTGCTTCAGCAGATTCAAATTGGAATACTCCTACAGTATTTCCACTCTTATAGATTTCATCATAAACTCTTTGTTCTTCCAAGTTGAGGTGATTAATATCTACATCTTCCCATGTTAAATGCGCCATTTTTAATGCGTCATCTATGACATCTAGTGTTTCTAGTCCTAGATAGTCCATTTTAACCAATCCGAGATCATCCATTGCTGCATGCATCTCTAATTGAATCATAGGATTTTTCTCATTGTCTAGGCACAATGGACAATAATTGATAACAGGATGTGGAGTAATCAATGTTCCTGCGGCGTGACGACCTCTGCTCTTAGGAAGTCCCTCTAGCTCCATTACATACTTAAACCATAATGGGAACTTTTTATAAACTTCATTTAGTTTCTCGTCTTTGCCAACAAGTTCTTTAAGTAATACGTCCTTTTCTACTTCTTCACCTAGGTCACTTAGTGTCTTAACAGTAGGAATCATTTTAGTGACTTCATCACGAAGGCTATAAGGAATTTGTCCAAAGTATGGAGAATCTTGTCTTTCATTAAGCACTTTTCCAATATCACGAATTGCCACTTTTGTAGCTAGTGTATTAAAAGTAGCAATTGGCGCAACATTTTCTTTTCCAAAAAGCTCCTCTGAGATCTCTATGATTTCTTTTCGTCTACGTTTACTAATATCCCAATCGAAGTCTGCAAGGCTACCTTTTCTTCCAAGATTTGCAAAACGTGAAAAATCCAAATCCCAACGTATTGAATCTATCTGAGTAACACCAAGCATAAATAAACATAAACAATTTGCACCAGAGCCGCGACTATATCCTCTTGGTAGTTGTCTTGCGTCTGCCGCCTCTGCAATCATATGAAGCATAATAAAATAATCTGTGTAATCGAGCGCATTAATGACAGGTAATTCTTTTTCAAGTCTTTCTCGTCTTATCTTTTGATCTTCTTCGTTCATCCATCCGAATTTGTTATCAAACTTTTCAAAGACAAGATAATGAAGATAGTCTTCATGAGAAGAAAACTCTTCTGGAACATTAATTGTTGGCATAATATTCCCATGGTCAAGACCATAGTCAATATCATCATCAATCATATTTGCAATATGTACTGTCTCATCAATACCTTGTTGGACTACTCGTTCAAGCATCCAATCTCCGAGATACTGAAAAACATCTTGCTCATTTTGCAAATGACATCCAACATACGTTTCTCCTGTTTCTCGACCTTCACCAATAGAGACAAAAATGGAATGTGTATCAATTTGATTTGCACTTAACATATGCGCATCAGTAGTAATAACATATGGCATATTCATATGTCTTGCAAACTTATAAATTAATGTATTGCACTTTAATTGCTGTTCAGTTTTATGTGATTGAATTTCACATGCAACATAATCAAATGTGTCTTTTAAAAGATTTACAAATTCTTCTGCTTCATCATACATTTCATTTTCAAGATATCTACTAAGACGGCCAACTTGACATGCAGTTAAACAAATAATCCCTTCGCCAAGATTGTGCTCTTTAATCCAATTAATAGATATACGTGGCTTTTTATACATGCCTGTTGTTGCAGCTTCACTAACAATTTTAAATAGGTTCTGAAGCCCTACTTGCTTTGATGCGAGAAGAACTAAATGATATCTTGGCTGAGTATATTCTTTTGAATCATTCTTTTCAAGATAATTGTCAACTTCATAAATTTCACAACCAACAATCGGTTTTACTCCATATTTCTTGCATAGTTTAACCTGTTCAACAAATCCATGCATTGTCCCATGGTCTGTTAGAGCAATATGACTTTGACCATTATCTGCTGCATATTTTACAGCTTGTTCTACTGTAAGAATTGAATCCAGAAGAGAACCAATCGCACTGTGGACATGTAAATTAATAAACATTACATCCTCCTCCTTTCATAACAATTTTGTATTATTTATTCAATACCATATTTTTTAAACAAATGACGTTGCGGTGCAAATTCGTTTCCAAAATATTTTAATTCTGCTTTTAGACGTGTCCGAATAGCTTCTTCTTTCTCTGTAAATTTTCCAAGCCATATTCTTCTTCCTTCAAAGCCAATTTGTGCAACCCAAGCATTGTAATATTTGCTCCAATGTACACCTATAATTCCAGATGTATTATTACTAGGGACGGTTCTATTTCTTGCATTTTCAGATGAGTTAGATTTCCGTAAATTATCTTTTTTATTGTTAAAAGGATTTCTGTCTATATGATCATAAAACTTTCCTACAATTAACCACGACATGATGGTATGTTTATGATTAATATTTGTCCCTAAAAAATGATAGTTAGTATGATCTATTTCTTCTCTCCAGCAATAATCTTTTATTTTGTCATAATCTTCTAAATCAAAATAAAATTCACGATTAGTATTTATAGTCCATCCAACACCATAGTTAAAAGAAGTAACATCATACTTACATCGCTTTTTATTATTTTCGTGTACATATTTTAAAGATTCTCTTTGCAGGCATCCACATGATTTCGTGCGTCCAGACTTTATTTGATCTGTAGAAGTAATTACTACTCCATGTTCTTGACAGTTGCATTCACACTTCCACATTATGCGATGCCTTCCTTGAGGACTTATATAATCATTTGTCCTTTCAATTACTGTCAATCTACTATCTGGCACTCCATGTTCCCACATTTTCCATCCAGTCATATCTATAAAATTTGCCATTCATTTACTCCTCAATCGTCAAATATCACATAATAACAACGAGTTGTTTTGCTGATCTTGTGTATGCCGTATATCTCCATCGTCTTTTCATATCGTTGTCCCCAAACGCCTCATCAAACACCACAACTTTATCATATTGTGATCCTTCTGCTTTGTGACAAGTAATTACATACCCAAAAGCAAATTCAAATGGTTTTGGATATCCAGAAAACTTTTTCCAATTTTCTGAATTAATTGTTGGTTGCCCATTGACTATTAAATTATAATCAATCATTAAATTTCTATAGATTCCACCATCATCTGAAATAAAATTAGCATAAATGACTTGACCATAAGGAGGAACCTCTTTTATAGAAATATTATACAATTCTCCAATTGTCCCATTAACAAGCTCATTACCAATGCTATTTACAGTATTCCAATGATTCTTGAGACAAATAACCTTGTCACCATTAACTGGCTCGTTGCCATAATTATTTCCAAGAATTAATCTGCGCATATATTCATTTAATTCATGACGAGTTTTATTCTTGCCACATAGAATCTGGTCTGCACCAAGCAACAATTTGTCTGATGCTTTTTCTCTAGGAATAATCCTACATCTTTTATCATCAGTGCTATATGCAAGTCTCTTGCCATTTCGAATATCCATTGACAGTTTAATGATAGGATTTTCAAGTGCTTGCCGCACAATCTCATCAAGGAATACGTGTGGATGATCTAAAATGATTTGTTCACTATCAATTGGTGGCAATTGCATTGGATCCCCAAGGAATATAGTGTGTACATGATGAGACAATAGCAAATCAATCATTTCTTGTGGCAACATACTTGCTTCATCAACAACAACAAGACTATATTTCTTCTCTAATTTTACTCTAGGAGTGTGTCTATATGTGCCATCTGGTAACTCTTCAGAATGATAAAGCAACTTATGTGCAGTCATTGCATTCTTGTTCCCCTTTTGTTTAAGCACAAGAGCGGCTTTACCAGTGTATGCCACAAAAACAACTTGGTTTTCATGCAATCCTAGTTCTTGAATAATAAAATGAACTAAAGTAGTTTTTCCTGTTCCAGCATATCCAGCAATAACAGTATATGGGGCCTTTTCTTTGTATCGGCTACAAGCAATCTCAAGGCCATCTTGTTGCCCTTTTGTGAGTTCCAATTAAATATTCCTCCTTTCTATAATTTTGTGTTGCACATCATCCAGTGATGTCAATTTTAGGATTGATGTGGAAAAACTCAGTGTGACTACCAACATCAATAATGGTATCTTCATTAGTATTCCACAGTCTCAAATAATAAACTGTAAAATTGCGATCATCACAGAACTTCTTAATTTCATTAAAAGCCGCATCGTAGACTTCTTCGTCGGTCATATTGCCTTCAAGTGTTGCAATTTCACGACCATTGCCATAACTATTATAAAAGTAAAGTTTATGCATTATCAGTCTCTCCCTTTAGCTGATTCCACATATCATTCCAATATGTTTCATGATCACAATCAATATCAAAAGTTACTGCTTCCATGTTGTTACTTAGACCATGGTTGAGGATATATTCTAGGGTGTCACTATCAATATGTAGCGGCACATATGTCAGATGATAGCCTTCAGATTCATCGCCTACAGTAGTAATCATTAGTGTGGCATTCTGTGCATTCGTATTCATTAAAAATCACTCCTTAATAAAATATTGTTTAAATTTATAGACAAAATATAAAAAATTGTTTAAATTTATAAACAAAGCCGTCCTTCTTGCAATTTGTGATAGGTGGCTCTTCACGTTTCTCATCTTCTTTGTCATACTTCTTTTCACATTGTGAGCAAACCTGTCTTCCTTCAGGAATAATTTCACCACATGCGACACAGCAATTATTATATTCAATCATATCATGCATCAACTCCTTAACTATAATTTTGTATTGTTCAACTATACATATAATATCACAAAATTTTGATTTGTCAAGTAGTTAAATGCATAAAAATGGGGAGATAAGTTCTCCCCTAAATTTTATTCTGATAGCATTTTAAGAAAATCGTCCTCGCTAATAATTGGAATATTTAATTCAATAGCCTTCTTATTCTTGCCGCTTGTGCTTATGGTATCATTATTAATAAGATAGTCAGTCTTCTTGCTCACTCCAGATACATATTTGCCGCCATTGTCTTCAATGGCTTTAACAAGTGCATCTCTATTGGCATAATGTGTAAGACTTCCTGTAATGCAGAAACTTTTACCATTAAGACTGGAACTAGAACTAACATCATTTTCAACGACAAAGGTCATCTCAACAGGAAGCAATTCAACCATTGGATCTTTGCTATTCCACCAATCATGAATTGACTTATTTGTAATTTCTCCGAAATCATCAATTTGCGAAAAATCATATCCATTAGCTAATGCTTGTACAAAATCATAATGGTCTCCATTAAATTGCTTACTAATAGCTTTTGCCGCAGAAGAGCCAATATTAGGAATACCAAGCGCAGTAATAAATCTATCAAGCGTTACTGTCCTTGATTTTTCAATAGAATCTAGCAGTTTATCTACAGATTTTTTACCTAGACCATCTAGGAGTATCAGTTTATCTCTATGATCTTTTAGGTGATAAATATCCTTATAATTATGCAAAAATCCATGTGAAATTAGCAGCTCAAGTGTCTTCTCTGATAGGCCATCAATGTTCATTGCTTTGCGACTCACAAAGTGCGTGAACTGTGCCAACTTCTTTGCTGCGCAATTTGGATTAATACACATGAGAATTTTACTATTATCAGTATATTTAATTTCAGTAGGCTCTCCACAACAAGGACACGTAGTTGGAATTGTTAGTGTATTGCTACGAGTCAAATTGTCATCAATTTTTGGAATTACCATATTTGATCTATAAACTGTAATAGTATCGCCAATTCCAAGCTCAAGCTGTTCAATAATAGAAAGATTATGAAGCGTAGCTCTTGTTGTTAGCGCTCCATCTAAATCAATTTCATCAAAAATTGCTACAGGAGCAATGATTCCAGTTCTTGTTGTATTCCACTCTATATCTCGAAGTGTTGTCTCGTACATTTCATCTGCCCACTTAAGTGCCATGCGACAGCTCTCATGATGAGCAGTAACTGGTAGTGTCTTGGAATATGACTTCATACACATTTCAAAGATTAATCCATCACAAGGATATTGGTACCACTCTGGTTGCATACCTTCGGTACAATCATCAATATTACCAGTACAGCGCCCAACCGTTTCAAATCCAAGATAATCTAGATATCCGAGTTCGTCCCATTTAGAATCAAATAGTGCATTGTTATCATATAGATCTGATACACACTCAAAAACCACATAAGAAAGATTACGCTGCTTTGTAATATTTGTATCAAGCTGACGGAGACTCCCCGCTGCTAAGTTGCGAGGATGACTATAAGGCTCATCAAGAGACTCATTAACCTTGTGAAAATTCTTCCAAGAAATCACACATTCACCGCGAAGTTCAAGTTTATCGTTGTAATCAATATGCATTGGAAGATTGGTAATCATCCTTGCCTGAGCGGTTACATCTTCACCAATTTCACCATTGCCACGAGTCACAGCCTGAACAAATTCTCCATTTTCGTAGCGAACCACAAGTGTAAGCCCATCTAACTTGTAGCTACAATAAAATGGCTGATTGCCAATAAATCTTTTAATTTCATTAGCATCTTTAGTCTTTGCTGCAGAAAGCATTGGTTTACTATGCTTAACTTTCGTAAAACAATCAAGCACTTGCCCCTGCACCTTACGAGTAGGAGAATTGGCAAGCCAAAATCCTGTTTGATCCTCAAGTGATTTAAGTTCGTCAAACTTCTTATCATATTCTGTGTCAGAGATAGTCGGACGGTCTAAATTATAATATTCATCGCAATACTGCAAAAGTTTTGCCGTTAAATTTTTAATAGTTTCAATTTTATTCACTCAATCATCCCTCTACTCAAAAATTCAATCATCCTAGCTTTATTGTTTCGTAAATCATTTTTGTTCTCAGAAACTGTTTCAAGAACTTCATCTAAAAGATGAATAAAACCTAACAAAGTAGTTTGATTCATTTCTTCAATCATCCATTTGCGGCATTCACATTCAGTATATTCTTTATCAGTACATTTTGAACGCTTTAATCCTAAGTCACAATTTATGCATACCGATTCCATATTTGATCTCCTAACTTATTTTTTGCTTATTTTAATAGTCTGTTAAAACTATGGCTCTATTCCAGAAACTAATCTTCTTGACTTCATTCTCCTGCACATCTTTATATAATACAGAGAACTTCTTAATTGCAGATCCCTTGCTCATTGCATATACAACTGCGACATCATCAGTAAACTTATGCCCAATCATCTGATTAGGTCTTGCAAAATAATAAATACCCATCATTTATTCCTCCATTTATTTACAGTATTTACAAGCTCTATTATGACAAGGCGCTTCTGTCTGCAATTTGTGCAACAGTTTATGAAGCTGATCATATTCACTGCTTGCCATGTTGTGTTCTTCTCCAAGCATATATAGTACAATATTTAATCTGTCCATGGCTCCAATTCGGATGCTTGGCGCGTATTCGACAGTATATAAGTGCATATCTATTAAACTTATTTTGCTTGCCTGTCATTTTTATCCCTCAATTCATTTACAGCATCTATAAGTTCGTTGATTTTTAAAATAAGATCATCGCCAGATACGCCCATATTCCAACCATAACTTGTCAACTTTTTAAGCTTTTTGTCTTGGTATGTAAAAGTGTACTGGCCAATACGGTTATAGAGATAAGGAAAATCAACATTATGCCTAATCCCATATTCTTGACCTGCATGATAACCATGGCCATCGCTAGTACACATCCATAATACATCACCAGTGGCACGTACAGAGCTGATATAACCAATAGTGCCATCCTTTGTTTCAACATAATCTCCTACATGAAATTCATAATCCATATAATTTTTTCTCCATAAATTCTATTTTTTACTTGCCGTTATTATGGCAATCTTCACAAACCGCGTATCCTTTATATACATATTCGCCATCTACAATTTCATATCTGTCAAAAAACCCTGCCTCGAAATACATATCACCTTTTTTAACAGTTTTTCCACAACAGCTACATGTTGCAAATTCTTTATTGTCTGTCATAGCTTTACTCCTCATCGTTGCAAAATACGTCCTTATATTCCATAAACAAATCATTGATGGCCTCTGCCATGATTCTGTGCTCGGTATGTACTTCTTCTTTATAATAAAGGTTACGATACCAATTGAGAATTTCTAAAGGTGTGGTCATATTACACTCTTCAACTGCTTTCACAAAATAATTTTTAAGATCCATAAGTTACTCCTTATTCGTCTAATTTGTCCCTACATTCTGGGCAATAATCTTTATTGCCATCTGCATAATGAATCCATCCTGCTTTCTTCGCCTTGTCTAATGCTGCATCGTAGCTATCTGCATATTCACTATGCTTGCCGCATTTGTCGCAAATTCTACAATATTCCTTTACAGTGTTAGTCTGGAGAGAACAAAGAAATAGCATGGAGAAAAGACATATCCACCACTTGTTGAAAACAATCGCAAGAGTAGTCCAGCAAATTACACATACGCTATTTCTGATTGCCCATGCCCACCATGCACTCTTATTCATATACCTTAACTCCTTATATTAAAATGTAATTTTTATCATTCATCTATGTAAATATGACTCTCTTTAAGTTCCCATTCAAACTCTGAGAAGTCACCGTCATCCGTCACAAATCTACCACGCAACAGATCCAATTCAACAATTTCATGATACCCGCCATCACCATCTTTATAATAATATGTATAACCGCCTGACGGATAACCATGTAACAAGTCTTGCACTTCCATATTTAACATTTCTTCGAAAGTTATATTTTTCATATACTCCCCCATATATTTAGCATATTTATTCTACATCTTTTGTTGTTACGAAAATTTGATATTCTCCAAATTTATCCTCTACTTTTTTTTTCGTCTACCAGTTGCCAATCAATCGACACAATATTTGCCAGCGGGTACATTACCCCACAATTATCTTCTAAGTAACCATCACTTTTAGTATCAATCATCATATATTCTGGAACACTACACCGCAATTTTTCTACAATTCCATAATTATATTCAAAACCAGTATGCCTATGACCGTCTACAGTAGTAAAAATAGGCTTAAACTTTTGAAGAGTCACCATATTCTTTCTAAATGCTTTTTTAAACAATTCCATACATTCACCTTAAAAATATATTTTTATTTGTTATTTAACACCAATTTCCTACTCTATAATTGGTATCTTTATTAAATTTCTGCTGGTCTTCAACCCATTTGATCAATTCTTCTTTGTTGTAATATGTAATATTGCCTATAGTATGAGGGAAAATTAACATATTTTCATACTTTGGCACAATTGGCTGCTCATAACAAGCAGTTAGACTACAATATCCAGAAGACGAATTTCTATATGGACAAGCATATTCGCAACATTGGATCATAATATTCCTCCTAAAATTTTGTTTTATTTCTACAGCAGATATAATACAATAATGGTCAATACAGAAGCAATAACATGCTTTTATACTTCTAGTCCATGATTGGTGTAAAACGAGTACGTTCATATGTTCGATTTTTATAGTCTTCAAAGCTAATAAAGAATGGACAGCTATTTGTGTTTTGACATCCACAACCTCCATAATTACAATGCCACCATTGATATTCTATATTTCCACTCAGTTCTGAATGTGGGCAATCCATTGGGCGCGATGGCATCTCATCTACTAGAATTTTCATAAGCTATCCCTCGTTACTTAGAAATAACCTGCTCATAATGGCGTAGTTCAACAATTGCTTCCTTGATTGCACAAGCAGGAGTTCCATAATAAGTGCATCTAGAACACGAATACTCGGGGCACTTCTGTAGTCTATTAATTAGATCGTTAATCATTTTTTTAACCTCCTACATTAATAAGTCTTTCAATATAATTTCTGTCCTGTGAGAAGATAGGAATTTCATTATCAATTATCCACTGGCTTCTCTGTGTATAACCACAAATATTTTCTGCTTCATCGTACTGGGCAAGACCATCATCAACCTTAATGCAGCAACTACCACGCTTTAAAGTCGTAGCATAATCGTTCCAATTAATGCCCTTCTGGGTCATAAGCATATCCTGAATGTTGTTGCAAGACTTGCCATGAAGATCCTTATGACTAAAGTTGGCCTGACCTACAGACAGGATGGAATTGCGAGTAGCGTCTTGTTGCCGCCATAGCATATAATTGCAAACCTCTTCTTTTGGAATTGTAAAGACACGAGAATCAAACATTGCACCTTTGTTCATTGCAATTTCAAGAGTTTCAATATAAGAAGCATCTTTTTCCTCAAGGTGTTCTGTATAAAGTCGTTTAGATTGTTTTGAAATATTACGAGTAAAAGCTTTATTAAACGCGAGAGTAGCCATGCTTGCAGAAACGCTACACATCTTCTGTAGATTGTTCCCAAACCAAGCATCTGTGGTAAGCTCTGCATAATCCACTAATACAAGAGAAATCTCGTCACTCTGTGTATACCCAAGAACACAGCCCTGAATATTCTCACAAAGATACTTCATAGTCTCCTGCATAGTCTTTACAAGGATGTCATCAAAAGGCTTTTTAAAACCCTTTGTAAAAGTGTGGAAGCTCTTTCCGTCAATGCGGGTAATTATTGGCATTCTACGAGTTAGATAATATCTGCTAATATTCTCGTAGTTGTTTTTCATTCTATCACCAAGTGTAGTCTTGTCCATAAGTTAATTCCTTTCAATTTCTTTCAAAGTATTAGTTGATGCATCATAAGTATAAGGCATTCCATTCGGCGCATAATAAGGAGACATATAGCCGTATCCAGAATATCCCGCGCATTCATTGAAAAGTATATACACGATTTTGGTATTCGTATCATAATATAAGTCTTGCATAGCTGTTGATCTCAAACGACCATTAGTATTCTTTATATAATCCTTAGAACCAGTTGAGGCACATCCTGCTAGACATAGAAGAGAGATCGTCAAAGCAACAAGGCAAATAACTGTTTTAAATTGTTTTTTCATTTTCTTTCTCCATATTAACAATCAGGAAATCATAAACGTCTCCCCAATCATCAATAATAACCGGTACATCGTTAACAATTACATCTCCAATTTTAAATCCATGCAACCAATCCTCTTCAAATACAAAGTAACCAATCCATTCTTCTTGGTCATGGAACACTTCTTCGAGCAAATTAATAACAATATCAAAACTATCTGTAATATAAAATCCACAAAAGTCTTCGCAAAGATCTTTTAGAGCACTATCAACTCTTGCCATTTTCGTATCCAGATTTTCAAGATGCTTCATAGTATTAATAAAAGCTTCCTTAGAGATCATTGTTTACCTCCTCAATTTTTCTTGGATTTATTAGTTCAATCTTTACATGGCTATATAGGCCACCAGTGCAGTATATAATTCCATTTGTTATCGCCATTTCCAGTGATACAAATTGCAGTTTATCATACTTAGATATGCCATCTCCAATTTTATATCTTGCACCATTTTTATCAACAGACACTACAAACTCTTTGTATTTTAATACAGGATTATATTTAATCCATTCATTTTCTGTGTCGCATCTCGGACGTATTGTAAGAGGATAAGTTTCCATAAATTACTCCTTAATATTTAACTTATAACCAAGCTCCTTCTCAAGCTGTTTCTTTGACACTTCTCGTTCAACAACTTCAAATGTAGCCCATTTGTCGTTTGATACGCAAACATTAAATTTTGTAAGTATTTCTCTTGAGCCCCACTGATACTTCCACTCTTTATATTCTTTTTCTTGTGTTATATCAGTAAGTGTAAGATCAATTTTTGGAAAATGCACTTTAATTTTGTCACCGTTACTCGCATAGCATATCCCTGTATAATCAAGATAAGGGGTGCCATTTTCAACATAAATCTTTACGTCAGTTGGGGTAATTTTGCTATCAATAATTACATGATTATTCATTACTTGTTCTCCTTTTATTCAACCAATCACAATACTTTTGACATTCTTCTTTTGATGTAAACCCAATATTTTTACCATATGTGAGTTGATCTCGCTTTTCAATAACATCATCACAGAACTTATCATATACAAACTGGATCTCAAAATCTTTATAAGAATAATCATTCCATCTGCTGTCACCAGTGCATTGATAACTTTTATCGAGGCGATAATATCTTTCCGATGGATAATTTGCGTCATTAACTCTATATCTCAATGCCTCAATCCATGTCTCTTCTGGCTCATACCAATAATCTGGCTGTGAACATGTGCAATTCTTGCTTGTGGTTGTCCCATCAGGCCAAGTCAAAACCCATTTCCTATTTTCGTCGCATTTGTCGCACTTAGGCTTTTCATGTGGTTTATTATATGCAATCCAAAGCTGAGATTTTTCAAGCGCATCCTTAAAGATATCGTCAATAGCAGTCTTATAAAATTCATTTTCTACTTCTCTACGAAGATTTCGTGATTTATATTCCAGATCACTTTCTTTTCTTGATACTTCTAGTGATTTGTCCTCAAGCTCTTTATTGCGCTTCTCAAGATACTCATTGCGTCTTTTAAGCGATTCCATGTCACTCTTCAAAGAGTCTTTAGCTGCATCAATAAGCTTTGATTTTATTTCATCAAATAATTCGTCTGCTTCAGACGGTTCCCACATAGGCTCTTCATAATCCCAATAACTCATTTAATTATCCTTTCTTAATAACCTTGAATACTTTTGTCATGGAATGGTTTCACTGGCGCAAATAATTCATAATTGTTTTTGTAATTGCAGTTTTTCTTAAACTGGCAATCAATCTCGCACCCATATACAAAGTAGCTATGTTCACAATAGTCACAAAGATCTTTTCTTAGATTATATTTGATTAAATATTTTGCTCTAGACACATCATCATTCTGATGCTCATATTCATGTGCAAGGCACTTGTCATAATCATTGAAAACTTCTCCACAATAATCACATTTATATTGATCAACTTTTGTCATGTTTTATCTGTCGCCTTCTTTCTACCACGTCTTTTTGTTGGCTCTTCTGACTTAATATCTGGTTTATCAGGAAGCCACATCCAATAAAGTACATTCATATAAGTGTTCCAAACTCCATTCTTAATGGATACGACTTTGAATTTATCTGCATCTGTATAGCCAAGAACATCTACCATGTCTGGAGGGAGTTTATCTTTTGTACTATTCCATCCCATTGCGATTAATCCTTTCTGATCTCACATTCTTTAATTAATACTTGTGGAGAAACTTGTCCATTATATACGTTAATACCCAATGTGCCAATCACATTAATATATGTCTCTTCTCCTGCAAAATTATTATTCATCCAATTAAACACTTCATTTGATTCATCGCATTTGAACATCACATATTTGATATTCGTATCCTCGTCATAAATTTGAATTGTATCATCGTTCTTGCCGACAATTTTAGCATTGTCATTAGATATATATAAATCTTTAATCAACCACAATGGTTCGTCTACTCCATGTGCAAAAGTTGATTTATATTTATCAAGTTCTTGGCACCACGAAATTGATACATCTTCTGCATCAACAATGAAGTCTACTACATATATTTTTTCAAAAGATATGTCTTTGAGATTTTCATTAAACCATTCTCGTGCCTTATTAATGTCAGTCAAACAAAGACCGAATGCTTGTGCATGGCCCTGTGACATAGTAGATTCCGGGCATTTATCGACAAGTTCTCTGAAGTCTTCAATTGGGCAATAATCAAAAGCTCTACCGCTTCCAGCAAATCCATTGTCTGTTTCTATAACAAGAAGTACAGGTTTATTCAGCGCTTCAGACATCTTAATTGCAACAAGCCCTGTATATGCTGAATTTAATTCACCTGTCGCATCTACAATAGCAACTTTATCATTAGAATAATCATTAGAAGCCATTAATGCCTTGTATGCTTTGTCTCTAGCGCGATCTTGCTTCGATTTATATGATTTTGCAATCCTAACGCAATGTTGATAAATATTTTCTTCAATAGGAAAATTTTCTCCACGTTTTATATACTCAAAAGTTTTTTCTTCACATTCACAAAAAGCATTAACCAGCAACTCTCGCTCCTCAAATGAAGCACTACGTAGAAACGCATTAATCAAAGGAGTAACGTAGAATGCAATTGTAAATGGAGATACAATCCCTTTTGTAGAAAAATCCTGCGCCTTAAGGATCTCTTGAAACATTTTATTGTTAATATGATCTATTCCATAGTTAACCATCGCACGAGTATTAAATGATCTCATTGACATTACATCTGAAATATCTGCTAATGCCACTAAGTCAGTAAAATGATCTTCACAAATATCATTCCAATAACACTCATCTAATGCTTGCAGGAAATTATATGTAACATGAGCGCCACATGCTTCCTTATTTGGATACTCATTAGATGCTTGGTTGTTTACTACAATAGCAGGATTTAATTTATCTGTGGACACTTGATGGTGATCAAGAACAATTACTTCAATACCATCGTTTATTAATTTTTTACATTCATCCACATCATTACTCCCTGCATCTGGAATAATCAATAACTTTGTATTGTCTGGAATATCAAAGTCCCAAGATGCTAGACCGTGTGACTTGTTCTTCTTATGCACAATAATTGATACTGGATAGTCTGCGTCCATAAGTTTAATATATTGATACATCATTGTTGCACTTGTTATTCCATCAACATCAGTGTCAGACAAAATTGCCATTTTATGCTTATTACAAAAATGATAATCAAAACAATTTACTGCTTCATCTATAGAATTTAAATTATCCCAATTGTCGGAACAATTGTCACACAACGCTAGGTATTTATTATAATTTTCAATTCCTCTATTATTTAATACTGTTTTTAAAATATTTGTAGTATCATTATTGCCTATTAATTTATATTTCAAATGCATGCACCCTTTCTTTGTGATACCACTATATCACAATAATTTTGTATTGTCAAGTAACAAAAAGGCTCCCAGTTGCCTAGGATCCATATTTTTTTGATATACTATTGTGTTTTTCTATGAAATGCATTATCTTTGATAGATTTTAAACAGTTCTGACATAGACATGCCATTCGCACGAGCAAGATCAACCGCCAGAGCACATACATTTCTTGGCTGTGACGCCCCAATTACTTTATTCATATAGTCTAGAAGAGTATTATATTCATCGTTGCAATGACCATCGCCCTCCCAACAAATAATATCACGACCATTAATCTTAATAAAATTATAAGGAGTTCCCATGTTTGATCCTTTAGTAAAGCTCCACCAGCCCCAATCGTCAGGCCATTCTCCTTCATAATCTTCCATGCGTTTCATGTCTTTCTTATCAATTTCACATACTTTATATTGATCACCAGAATATTTTGTAGCAAATTCTACATCAAGTTCTTTAAATGCTTTTTCAATATTGCCACCAGCAAGGATCTCAATCTTCATTTTTACATTTCTCCTTTACCATTTTTAAAACAGCTAGAACATCACGCTTATGAATATTATTTTCCATCCAATCACAATAATCAGGATGCGCTTTATAGATGTCTATGAGCTTCTGCCCACTATATTTACCGAATGGTAACACATATTCTTCTGGGTTAATAGTTGTACTTTTTGGTTCAATATATCCTGCAAAGTCCATTGTAAGGCATTTGCGACTTGCAAGGTAATCGGCAACATGTAGCATCCTAGAGAATCTATCGTTAGGTTTCGGAAGAACAACATTGCTTTTCCTATCCTCTGACCACTGCCCCATGTGCTTAGAGACTACATCAGCGATAAATTCAATTTCCTCATGATCTAAGTATTTCCCATCATATTTTCTAATTTCATCTGCCATCAGTAGTGGATGATTAAATCTTGTATATTTAGAAGCTTCATAATCTTGCTGAGAACCACTTTTGCGACCATCGTGCAACAATCCCGCTACACGCATTAAATCCATCTGTCTCGTAGTAAGCTTACTGTTGTACTGCTCAAGTTCAAAAAAGAAATTTAAGAATCTTACAACCGCAATTTGATGACGCATAAGCCCGCCTTCTCCAAGACTATAAGCGGGATGATATTTTCCAGTACTTGAAGCACCAATGTGCCATATGTAAGTTGGCATATCTTCAAGTAGCACCATGGCAAATTCTTTAATATCTGAGTTCGTAATCGTATTTAAAATCGGCTGAACCAATTCTTTCTGATCGTTTGTCATTATTTTATTTCCTCCAAATTAATAATCTTCATCATTAATATAATCAACAATTGGCCCCTTTCGCCCACAATTGTCACATATCGCATTATAGTCTGTTAGTACAATATGCTTAATCTCTTTCTTGCTCGGCTTGGCGATCTTAATAAAACATTTTTTACAGAGATCCTCACTAACTGCAATACAATTTCTCTTATACACTTTTAACTCTCCTTAATCACAATTTCTTCGTCGGCGTATCCGCCATCAGTTGTATAATGTATTTTTTTAATACCAAGGTCTTTGAGATAATTCATGCATGCAGCGCATGGACGAGATGGAGAAAGCTCATGATTTAGATTTTCTCTATATGTCCATACTTCACATTTGCTAACATCAATGTCCATATATTTCAACTGCCCAAGTGCGGCCACTTCTGCATGTGTCAAATGAAGAGGCTCTGTATTGGTTGCAGAACAATCAAAATTTCTATATTTATTATATTTCTTTTGAATCGGTGAACTCTTTCTGCTATTGAAACCTACACCTACAACTTTATTGCCACATGTAACAATTGCACCAATATGTACTCTTGGGAAACTGCTCATTTCAGAAGCGGCCTTTGCATGTTTAAAAAATTTTCTCTGTTTATTCGTCATTATCCTCACGCAAACTATATATATTATTTTTAATTAGATGTTTAAATTTTTCAGGATTGTCGCTAGGAGATTCTTTATTGTCAAGAATATGATCTTTATCAATAATTGCATATACTGGAATCCCATTTAGGAACATATTCGAAATGTTTTTTAATTGTTCTTCATCAACATCTTCATCATAACAAAAAACAATCTTGGCATTTAATCTTGTTAGCATCTCAACTTGAATTTTTGAAATTTTTGTGCCACCAGTACTTACACCATAATACCCCATATCGTACAATTGCTGCACAAATTTTTCACTTTCACCAACCCATACTATCCCTGTATGTTGAATTAATTTTATATTTTGAAATAGACCATACAAGATTCTTGACTTTGCACATGGTTCGAGAAAAAAATATTTAGACATTCCACTATCCGGGTCATATTCCATTCTTCTTGCTTTAATCCCAACCAATGTCCCAATTTCATCTCTAATTGGGATCGCAATTGAGTTTGTCATTGGATCAAAAGAAACTTCAAATAGCTTTTGAGTGCTTAGACTAATCCCATCATCCTCCCATAGTTTATTGCCGTATGGGAGATAATAAGATAGAATTTTTTCTGGAATAGGTTTTAGCGGAGTGTCATCAAAGTCATCTTCTTCTGTCGCCATTTGCTGTAACATTTTAAGTATTTGAAGAGATTCTGGAACTTCTTCTGGCTCTTGATAATAATCTAGCCCAAATAAATTACAACAGAACTTAAGAGCTTCAGGAAAAGAATAGTCTTCGTTATAACAAATCAAATCAAAGATATCTGTTGTTCTTTTATTGCTCGTCATTGTACGAGTGTAATTTACAACAGTTAAATTTTCATTTAAATAAATAACAATTGCTGATTTGTTATCTCCAGTTTTATTCCCGCATGTAATATATCCACCATGATTGTGAATACTATGGCATCCAATCTCCTGAAGAATCTCTGGCAATTTTTCATTGTCTAATATATATTCTTTTAAAGATTGTACATCCACAAGTATTCACTCTCCTTTCTATGTGGACATTATATGTCAATAATTTTGTATTGTCAAGAGGTTAATTTAATATTTTATCAATGCGCTGACACATCGGCAGCATGCAATAAACAAATATCGTTAAATAAATGTTCACCAAGAAGCTTCCTATCTTTCTGCATAGCTTTGTCAGATTGCTCCCATGCGAGATAAGGTCGCATATGCCACTGAATAAGCTGTGCAACATAAAGATGTTCGCAAGGCATTTCGTAGAATAAGCTATTGTATGCCCCACAACGCTCATGGGAATAATAATGCGCGTCTTCTGAAGGATTCCCCCTTGCATCATAAAAGCTTTTCGTAAAGATTTTCCCCTCGTCATGTAGCATTGCTGCATGTCTAAGTTCAGTGGACGTTGAATGAAAAGATGGTGTGTTACTATCAATATATTTTACAGCATTCCAACAATGGTCTCCAAGAGATAAGGCATGATGAGAATTGTCTTGGTTAAAATCTTTCACTGATTCGATCCAATCTCTATCCCAGCCTTTATAGTCCATCGAATCTTCAGAATAAACAACATCAATATCATTCCAACCTTCGTACCAAAAAGGTACGTTAAAGTTCATATACATACGTTTAATTACATGCTCTGGTACTTCCCGTTCTCGCTGTGCATTGCGCTCAAGACAAACTTCATAAGGCGTTGCCATAAGAACTGCAATCTTCTCACAAGGGATTTTATTAAGAGACTTAAGAAACTCCATGCGACGCTTATAGCTGATATTACAAGCATCATAAATGGCGCTCTTTCCATAAATAAGGCATCCTCTAATACGCTTGTGGAGCTCTTTAAACAAAACATCATTGTTTGTCTGATGGTTTACATCTCCGAACATTTCCTCTCGAAGTGCGTCACTAGAAAAAATTTCTGCATCATATTTTGCTGCAAGTTTTTTGGCTTGTTCACTCTTGCCGCTTGCTGGCAAACCGATCATCATTATAAAAATAGGTTTATTCATTCGTACTCCTTAATAAATAAAATTCCTGCATTAAATTCTATACCTATATTAAAGCACCTCAGTCAAAATTCTAAAGTCTTTAAACGTATTCTTTTCGATTACAACTTCAACGGGCTTATTAACAAGTTGTGACACATAATTAACTTTTGCATCTTGGAGTATTTGATATATTTTATCAACACACATTGTAATACCATACTGTCTTTCTGCAGTTGTCCACTTACATGCTTCACTGATGTTTTCTGTATATCTAGACCCGCATCCAATAGAAGTTCCATCGCTAAGTTTAAAACGTAGCTGTAGCCCAAAAAGAAACGGATAATCGCTAACCATTCCATATTCTGCAGAAGTAATTTTACCTAAAACTTTTCCTGTCATTTTAATCACCAATCTCTTTCTTAATTGCAATCTTCATAATCTCGTATAGTTTCAGTGGTGCGCCATAAAAATCCATGAGATATATGTTCAGTATCTTTTTGTTTAACAATATGGTTTGCTATTGCTCTAGGATTTTTACTATCTTTACATAAAGCTCTACCAGCGGCAGAAATAGATTCATATTCTGCAACAACTTGTAATGTAATTGGGTCTACTGCATATATTTTCTTGCTTAATTTTTCTGGCCCAGCCGTTGTATTAATAATGAGACCTTTTGCTTCAAGCTTAGGTCTAATACATGCGTAATCATAATGATATTCTTTACATAAACGATCTAACCTTTCTCCTTGTTGATAGCGTTCAATAATAATATCAATATTTTCTTCATATGTTTTTATTCCACCTTCTCCGCCAGCCGTACAATTATATCCTTCTCTGTAGGCATTAAAATAATCAATCCAATAAATTTCTCGTTCATCTAAAATAGCATTATCACATTCTTCTATTTCTTCAATTGAAAAATTATCTATGCCATATTTTGAGAACGCTCGATATAATGGTAAATCTGGCTTACATTTACTTGGACGGATATGTTCTGACCATCTGACTTGAATAGTTCTTTCTGTTTTCCCAATATAACATTTGTTATTGATATTATTAGTAATTTTATAAATATAACCCATATTTTTTGTAAATAATTGAATTTTATTGTATCTTTTACATTATTTATTAGCCCTCCTTATTATAAATTTACATTGTTTTGTATCTTATAATCACTAATTTCTCTCTTAATAGCGATGAGCATAATTTCCCGTTGAACATCGTCTAAAAGATTATCAACATTCGGATTAGATTGCTCTATATGCTCCGCGCGGAACTTGTCAGCCATTATACATATTCTGTTTAGAGACTCTTTTGCTAAAACTCTTGCTTCTTCGAGAGAAAGATAACCACAAGTCTTAACATTTTTAAGATATTCTGCTTTCTTTGAAATTAAACAGTCTGCATAAGATTCGCCATTAATATATCTTTGTAAATATTCTTCTACCCTAAATAAGTGATGAACTTGCTTCCCATCAAATCCATATTTATCAATAATATCAATTTTAGAAGGATATTTATGTTCCATTGCATGATATTTTTCCATAGCAATGCCCTTCATTGTCCTTACTGCTGCAACTTCATTATATCTCGCAATAAGTTCGTTGTTATCAACGACTCTATCCCACTGTTTCATATATAGAGGATTAACAATTTTGTATTTAGTAAAAAGGATTTCTGTAAAATTCAAATTGCATTTTCTGAACGTTTGAAGCATAAGTCTGATATCTTTCCAATCAGTATGCCCATCGTTATTTCTAATATGAGTGGTGCTTACAGGCTTGTGAGTGAAAATTATATCATCAAGAGTTGGAGTTACAATCAACTTTGTATCGACATCTGACTCTTCATAGTCAAGTCCATAATTGCCACTACCTTGATAGAAGATTCCCACAATTCTATCCTCTGGAAAGTATTCGAGAGCTTCGTTATAATGCTCTCGAACGCCGTCCATTATGTATTTATCTGAATGATAGTTCATAAAATCAATCCTTGCTCATTAATTTCTTCTATATTAGAAAACTCCTTTAAATTTAGACATATGCAAGACCACTTATCCATTATGTTTGAGCAGATATTCTCTACTCACATTCTTGAAACTAAAATCATTTGTAGGATCTCGTAGAACAATTCCTTCCCTCAGCACATTGGGATTAACTATACTTTTAGCAGTTGCAAATTTCTTAAATTCCTCCATATCATCAGGCATCATATAATTAGTGTCGAGGATAGGAACCCATTTAATATTCCATGCTGCTACAATATCCCTTCCAGTTACAGAATCTACACGACCAACACGACCATCAATAAAATTAAAGCAGTAGAAATCGTCTTCGGTAAGTTGTAGAGGATTACCCTGAACAGAGCCGACAGACTCACCCTGAATACATACATACGGGCAATCAGGATTCTGCTCAAGATACTCTCTCAGATGTGCTTCAATGTCATACTTAAATGCCATATCCCAGTAAATATTGTGGTCATGATAACATTCCTGCTTTTCATCCGCCTGCCGTACATTACGAGATAGCACATAAAATTCATACCTATTCTTCTTTTTTCTCTCAAGGATATAAGTAGAACTCGTCCCATCTAATTTTTCAGTAACAATTAGAGGTCTCTCATATCCAAGCACGACATTTACAAGATTTTCACAACGCTCCTCATCGGTCTTGTGTACAAATGGGAAGTGAGTTGGGAAAGCTCTAGGATTATCCTTCTTCTTACCAAAGAAGAAAAACATAATCTTACGTCCCCATTCACGACGCATCATCCAACGTGCCCACTTATTCTTAAAAATCTTTTGATGTCTAGCAGTCATAGAACGATATTTCGCATTAGGATCTGCCTTGCCCTTACGAGCATTATCTTCCTCAACTGCATATGTAACCTTAAGCTTATCTGTTACGTCTGTATTAACATCCGCATCACCAAGCTCTGGAAAAGCACTTAGAGGCATAAGCAATCCCTGTGAGATAACCTTACACATACGCTGTGTCTTAATCTTATAATTACGCTTCTCTAGAAAAGCAAACCTCTCGTCTTCTGAATTGACCTTACTATCAACTTCAAAATACACACACTTATCTCCAACCTGCAAATTGTCAGCTTTGCCTATAATGACCCACCAGCCATTAGTTCTTGCATACTCAACTCTGTCATAACCCTCAATTGGCTTAATTTCGTCAATGGTTACAATATATGCAAGCGCTCTTTTATCGTTAATGATCATTTTATTAAATCCTTTCTATAATTTTGTACTATCAATTAAGTGATCTCAATCTTTCAATGATCTTTGGAAGAATCACACAAGCATAATCAATTTCTTCTTCTGTATTATATCTTCCAAGAGATACACGAATGCTACTTAATGCCTCTTCGTCAGACAAACCAATTGCTTTCAGCACATGAGATGGGACGGCATTCCCTTCATTGCAAGCTGAACCAGCACTAATAGCAATCCCAAATTCGTCAGCCATCGCAACAACATCTGAACCATGCACACCATTAATTCTAAAGTTCAAAATACTGTCTAAATGCTGCTTTTTATCTGTTGTCCCATTAATTGTGACACCTTTTACATTCAATAAATTATCCTTAATCTCCTTGGATAAACGTGCAATTTTTGCATTATGTCCATGCATATGGGTTGTCGTATCTTCTAGCGCAGCAGCCATAGCCAAGACACCAAGAACATTAGTTGTGCCACCTCTGATTCCTCTTTCTTGGCTTCCACCATTAATTAAAGGATGAATATGAATGCCATCTTTGATATAAAGGAAGCCACATCCTTTAACCCCGCCAAACTTATGAGCAGAGCATGATAGCATATCTACGCCAAGCTCTTCTACATTAATTTTCATATGAGGGAATGCCTGAACTGCATCTGTATGGAACAACATATGATTGTCATGTGCGATCTTCGCTAGTTCTTTAATTGGCTCAATAACTCCAAGTTCATTATTTACCATCATACATGAAGCAATACCCGGACTAATACCGAAATAATTATTCTGCAATTCATTTACTCTTTTTTCAAATTTCTCTATATCAACCATTCCTCTATAATCAACCTTGAATTTATAGTCTGGATCAATAGAATGATGCTCAATGTTAGATGCTAGTGTAAAATCATGATTTAAAACCCATGAATTTGCTTCAGATCCACCAGAAGTAAAGTAAATCTCGTCAGGTTGTGCTCCAATTAGTGCCGCAATCTTTTCACGTGCTTCCTCGACCTTAATCTTTACTCCACGAGCATCCTCATATGAACTGTTTGGATTGTAATATTCATCAAGATTATCAAGGATAATATTCTTTGCGGCTTCACAAATTGGAGATGTAGCAGCGTTATCTAGGTAAATCATAATTAATGCACCTCGTCTTCTTCTACATTATATTCCTTTGCAATGCCGTCAAGAAACACCATCAAATAATCAGGATAATCCTCTACATTTTCATATCCAAGTGAGCCAATAATATTATAATTAAGATATCTCATCTTAGTGATAATCTCATATGCTGCATCTTGCTTACCATCTTTATAGCCCTTTTCATAGGACTGCTTATCTAGATTGTTGTAATCCATCTTTCATCCATTGCCTCCTTAAAATTTGATGTGTCAATAATTTTGTATTCTTTAATCCAACTACATTTACTAAAAATGCTTTGTAGTATCTCTAAGCTGTCTGATTCAGCCCATTTGTGTTTTCCTCTATCCTTGTATATAATTATGTATTTTTTCATTTTCATAGTGTTACAACTCCTTACTTGTTTTATCATAAGCAATTGTAACACTATAATTTCGTATTGTCAACACTCAATTCTCATATTCCATTTCATTGTTGCGAGTTCGGCATTCTGATAATAAGGTGTTTCAACTCCGCAGTTAGGACATCTCACATATACTGCTCCATATCCAGTAATTCGCATATTGGGCGCATTCCCACAAAAAGGACAGGGTTTTAGCTCATCCATCTTAATTTGCCCACCACATCAGTACTTAATTTGCCCACCACATCAGTAACAAAATTCTTATATTCCCAATCAACGCACTGCTTGTTTGTCATCCATCCAGTAGACCCCTTGAGGCACTTGCCCTTTCGACTACAGGTTTCACAAACATGTCCAAGCTGTAGGTCGTGTGCAAGATCTGCAATATCTTCTCTAAGGGCATCTGCAATTTTACGTTCTTCGTCCATTTTCTTATTAAACTCGTTATAAACATAGGCATATTTTTGGTCTGCTACAGTAAGCTGCTCTGCCGCCGCTCTCAGTGTGTGACACAGCTTGCACCAAGACTTTTTCCCCTTTGCACAATCCTTATCAGAGCACCATTTTCTACGCTTAATGTCTTCTGCCTGTTCAATAAGATCCGTTACAATGTTAGCCATTTTCATTTTCTCCTTCATTATTATTTTTATTTTTAGCATTTTTATCTTCATCTGTTGGTTCATGGTTAATATCATATCCCCACGTATTAAACCAAAAATCAACTAGATTTTTACTAATTTGATCACCATTTCGTGCATTTAGCTTTTCTACCAAAGTACTTATTTTCATATATTTCAATTAAATGCACCTCCGTAAAGACTCATATTTGTGGAATAACAGAAATATGTCCACCCAAGACGGCTATCATATAGCGCCTTATAAACTCCACTGCCCTGCTTAAAATTCGCTTGAAAAACAACCGAAGGCTCCATAATGCGCTCTCCATTCAAGAGCCTTTTTGCAACATTAATGCATCGCTCACTCGGAATTAGACTTGCAATATATCCACTTCGTGCCCCATGATATTGTCCGGGCTGATAAACAACATCAGTAATCGTATTAGGAAACTCAGGAGATGCAACACGATTTAACACAACCTCGCCAACACACATCTTCCACTCATCTGACAAGAAATCACTTCCTGCCTCTGCATATATTACTTTTGCTAAAAGCATTAAGTCACTTTCAGAATATTGTGGCTGTGGTGCAGAAAACATATCTGGTTGATCTTCAGCAACCACTTCTGCAACTTCTTCATATGTAATAAATTCATCCTCTGGATCCATGGCTGGCATTTCTTCTAGTGCCGGTGTCTCCGTACACTCTATGGGGATTTCTTTCAAAGGTTGTTTGCTGTTCATGTTCTTACCATCATTAATCGAAATTGAAAATAAAATTAAAATAATAAGACTAATAATGATAAGTAGTTTTTTAATCTTATTCATTTTTTTACCTCGCAATAATTTTGTATTGTTCAATCTATCGTTATCATATCATATATTTTCATTTTGTCAATTGTACAAATTGCACAAAAAAAAGTGGGAGCCTAGAAAGCTCTAGGCCCCCTGTGGTCGCTGCCAATAATGGTCAACGCCAATGGAGCGGTAGACGAGGCACGATCTCGCAACAATCAGATTGGAAATCTGATGCTCTACCATTGAGCTACTACCGCATATTCTTACTTCTGTGTCAGCTTGTTAAGCTCCCTCTGTGCTTTGTTGATCAGGTTTGCATTTACAACTTCACTCTTGGCCTTTAGCTTCGCAATACGATTCTCATAATGTAGTACAGTCCTTGTGTTCATAATATATTCCTCCTAAAAATTAATATTTACATGGCAGCGGATAGAGGCTATGCTCCCCTACCTACAGATTCAAAGTCTGTCGTGCTACTATTACACTAATCCGCTATTTGGTTGCTGAGCTTCAGAATCGAACTGAATTGAGCTTGATTATGAGCCAAGTTGAGATGCCAACCTCCCGCCAGCCATAAATAGCTCTGTCTTTATTCATCTAACCTGCACAAACAGGTAACAGAGCAGAAGATTATACCGGAGTCAAGTGGACTAAATTATAGAGAATAAATGGTGGGTCTGGGCGGTTACGCTCCGTCCGTAGTACGCTTAAAAGGCGTATATTCTACTATTGAATTACAGACCCATACTAGTTAAAAACGAATCATCGTGTTAAGTAATCCTTCCAGTTTAAAAAGTGCCAACCCCAAGCTCTTAGGCACTCTAATACCGAAAGCTCTGGGAGTAAAAAAACTACATTCTTCACACATTGGATTCATGCAATGAGGATGCATACAGATATTTTCCATAAATGGTCGCATATTAGTATCACGTTCCTTACGAGTCTGATTTTCGCTTTTTATTTTTTACTTTCCTCGTAAAAAACAAATACATCACTTCGACCCCATAGATATTCTTTGCCATCTGGGTAGAAACCAATTTATAACCTTCGTTAGAAAATGCATCAAGTGCCTCTTCTAACACCGGGGTTGCATAATTAGAACATAGAAAAACCTTGTTTTCAATTTGCATCTTATTCCTCCATTATATCATTGCACAAAGAGAACCACATTCTCAACAATTTTTAATCTGGCGCGGCAAGAAGGATTCAAACTTTCATGCAGCTAAAAGCTACCTAATTGATTGGCAATCAGTCCTCTTCACCTTTTGAGTATTGCCGCATAAGTAACAACTACTACACTATTTATTTTATATCCAGAATTCTAATCATATCCCCTATATTAGGATATTTGTTTTTAATTAAATCCTCGGCCAATATTCTAGCTTTACGTTTAGTATTACATCTTACTTTAAATTCTTCAATATGATCTGCTGACCAATAAAGTTGAGCAATTACAATATAATCTTTCATATCTTTTATATATATTCATCTCTTACGTGAATCTTTTTATGACACCAAGGACATTCAATAGATACTGTAATTTCTTGTTTGTAATCGTCCATAAAACGAATGTCAAAGTCTCTATAATATCTACCAGTAGGATTTCTATACGCATCTTCATTTTGATAGGTAAAAACGCAATCGCAATTAGGGCATCGCTGTGTAAATATAGGATTATCAAGATCTTTTCCTTTATTAATTATTTTAATTGCCATAACTATTTCTCCTAATATATATTTTAATGAGAGCGGCCAGATTCGAACTGGCGACTAAGGGCATTCAATAGCATATCCCTTCACGCTATAAAACTCTACCAACTGAGTTACGCTCTCATAAAGCGAGGCTTCCAATCCTTCTTTATCATAACCAAATAATTCAAACAAGAGCCTAGGTGCACATATCTCTTTTACTATTTGCTATCCGCTGTGCTACGTGATGGAAGTGACGTTACCTCGCTGGAGCAAGTAGTGTGATTCGAACACACATTTCCCCAAAGCGAACGTTTCCAAAGTAGCGATCCTTTTGTATCTCAGCTTTGTTAAATGAGAGAAGACCAATTCTTCCTTACTTGCATATAATGTACCAGTTCAGCTTGATCTCGCCCTTAACGACTACTGGTGTGCCGCCCACCATACTTGTGGGTTTACTGCTTCTAAAACAACTCACTAACTACAAGCAGCGATAGCTAGTAATGTGGAGCAGGAGGTCGGATTCGAACCGACGTGAGCAAAGCTGGCGGCTTACAAAACCGCTCCAATCGACCACTATGGGACTCCTGCAGATCTCTGTGTCCTTCCACAGCGTCAGCTATGCTTTGTTTGGTGGCGGCGCGCGACGTGCATAGCGTCCACATTTTTCTAACGCAACTTGAATCGAACAAGTATCCCCCTCTGATAGTGAGGGCGCTTTTCCATTAAGCTATACGATAATATTTGGTGCTCCGCCCAAGCATCGAACTTGGAACCTCCCGATTATTGGCCGCTGCAGTAAGTCCTGCCCTTACATCTCTTAATCCGCGGTTAAGCAGTGTTGCTATTACACCATGCAGCGAAGTCGGGTGCTCTGACCAATTGAGCTAGCGGAGCATATTCATTTGCCGTCTTTCCGAGCTGTCACCGTTTCTGCCGATTTGTAGGGTTCGTTCGAACAGTTTAAGCAACTTATCCCTTGGTAATGATAGCAAGCGGAGCCGTGCATGACTCCAATAAAATCAATAAGTGATTAATAGGTTTATCCACCATACAAGGTACTATTTCGTTCTTATCTTTTTCTATTTGCACTACTCACTATCATTTGGTGGGTCAGGGTGGTGTCGATCCACCTATTCCCGAAGGAGGCAGATTTACAGTCTGCTGCGTTTGCCGATTCGCTACTGACCCATATTAAGTTGGGAACTACGAGATTCGAACTCGTGTCTCCGGCAGTGTGCTCTTAATGTTTGCACTATTCTGTCCCCGCCAGTGTCTTAGCCACTTGACCAAGTTCCCATTTATGAGGAGAAAGGCATCTAGAACACCTAGCAAGCATAAGGCTCTCCTCTGTTGCCGACAGGCTTACTTGCAGACCCAAGATTTAATTGTTCTGCCTCGCTCATATTTGTCGCCATCCATATCGGCCATGAGCTTTGTCATTTTACTGTATGACCACAGCGCACTTCGTCCGTGCCAGACGACCTCCTTGCGGAATTGAACCGCTCTAGCGCCTTGCGTGCGCCGTGCTACCATTACACTAAAGGAGGATATGGTAGGGGTACCGGGATGTGCGCCCGGACGGATTTCTCCACAAGTTTTTGAGACTTGCGCGGCTGCTAGTTACGCCATACCCCCATATAGATGGTAGTTTAATGACTTGCCAAAGTCAATGGTGTTAGCATATATCTGTATATGTTTTATAATTTACAATATCTGATACTGTGCTATTATCTATGTGAAATCTTCTAGCAACTCCTCGTGTTCCAAACTCATTATCGTATGGAATATAATGTGTGCGAATCCATTTAACATCATCGTCTGAAAGTTTTCTGAACCCACGATCTGGGATATAGTTATCTGACAAATTAACTACATCATTTATTTCATAAGGGCATTCGTCTTCATAAAACCATAAACAACTTCTATATGAACGTGACGCTTCATAATGATTTAAGACTCTCCATAACGTTGCTTGTATATGTCTTTCTTTATTTTTATCATCAGCAAAAAACCTAGCTGCGCCAATCAAACTTGTGAATCTATATTTAACCTCATGGGTTTTTATATCAACTCCGTAAATAGTACGAGCATTGGCATTTTTGTCTTCTAAATAATTGCCGAGGATATCAACAGAATGGCGCATATTCTCTTTTGCTGTTGCCCATTCTAAATTTTCAACATGATTGTTCTGTTTATTGCCATCTTTATGATTAACTTGCGTTTTATTCAAAGGATCATCATTCTCAATAAATTGTCTTGCTACAAGCTGATGTATTCCAAATCCTTTTGTTTCTCCATTCGTGCACAGACATACCATACAATATCCATTATGGTTGACGTGAAATTTTAAAGGATTTCCTTTTTGACTATATACAACGCCATTAGTATCAACTTCATAGCGCTCATACCCTTTAATCTTTTCTCTTCTATACATATTTGGCATCATCTCAATTGATAAATAGTGTTATTCATTAATGTGTTGGCATCCAAGGGGAGATTCCAACTCCCGACTTTGTGGTTCGTAGCCGCATACTCTATGCGCTGAGTTACTTGGACATATTATAAAACCATTTTATCTATATTTCTTGTCTTCGTTGTACTCTGAATGAAAGAAATACAAAAGAAACGTTAGCGAGTTGGTAGCGGAGACGAGATTTGAACTCGCAAGCAAACTTAATTGCCGATTGATTTTAAGTCAATTTCCTGTGCCATTCGGATACTCCGCCATATTTACAGGCAGTTTTCAGAGATACCCAGCTCTGCTAGTACTCAAAAGTCTGTCTATTTCACATTAGCCTATTTTCGTACAAGTATTGCTACCATTCAGCCTTGTGGATAACCTATGGCCATTGAACTTGAAACCAAACCATTGCTCAAGGATTTTGTAAAACTTTGTGGGCACACAATTTTAATTAATAATTATCTAAAAGCCCTCTTTACAACTTTAAGACTTAAACTTTGACGAAAAAATAATCTTTGAGCATTGATCTCTGAACATTGATATTTAAACTTTAAGCTTTACAGTTAGAAAATATATGTACATCTTAATTTTAATCAATTTTAAGTCAATCCATATATTAGACTTTCTTACTATATTATTAGCATTAGTAAAAATATTGTTGAAGACCAATTTTTTTATTATTTCACATCAATGTATCGGTCAAAACCATCGAAGCAAGTCCGTTCTAGGTTTTCGAATGGCAGCAAGTTAGCTGCTTAATACTCGATATCAAGCACAGTCAGTGCGTTACTAACCGAAAGTGCCGCATCAACTTCAGTAATGAAACTAGAAATCTCGTTGTCAAGCTGCTCAATGGCATCCTTGACGCCAATAGGATCAATGATGTCATAAGTGTTATCCTTGATGTACTGAACACGAAGATTCTTCATCGCTTCCGAATCAACAGCCATCTTAGAATCCTTCGGCTGTGCCTGAATGACACTAAGAACATAATTCTCTGCTCTCTTCTCAAGAGGATCACCACTGTTCTTATCAAGCTCATTCTTTGCTACAGCATACTGAGATTCAAGACGCTTCTTGAATGTGTTCTTGAACTCCATTCCATGGTTCTTCATCTCAATTGCGGTAGCAACTGTGTATTCAGTGTCACCAACCTTAACCTTCGTTACTGCATTAGATGCAACAACTGCCTTCTTGATTGCATTACGTCTTGCAATCAGATCAGACACCTTCTGGAAATCTGACTTCATGCTATTCTTGAACTCATTAATAGTCACTCCATGAATCTTCTCATTGGAATGCTTATTCGCAATCACAAACGTACCAGAACAAATCGCATTATTGATACGTGAATCAATAACCTTAAGCTCTGCAAGCGCCTTGTGGACTGTCATCTGCTCCTTCGTTGCCATAATTCATAATCTCCTTTTAGTGATTTTTAATTATTAACTATAATTTTGTACTGTCTAGCGTGCTTACATATTACCACATTACTTGTCATATGTCAAGTGCATCTTGTGGTTTTTTCTTTTTATGTATTCAAGCGGCTCAATCAATCAAGTTGGCTCTCTCTTGACTACATTCTGAATTATACCACAATAATTTCGTATTGTCAAGGGGTATTTTCAAGAATTTCTACTGGAGTTTCAAATACACGACTGTTTAGTGCAATCAGATCTGCTCTAAACATATCAATTCGCTTATCAAAAGCACTATAATACTTCTTCATAAGCTTTTCCTTCGCAAGCATCTTGCCCTTCTCCTCGTCGTACACATCACCTTTCGCAAGCTTGACCTTAACCTTAAACTGCTTAGGCATCATGTACTTCTCACGAATCATATAACAGTCAAACTCATTGAGAAACTTATCAATCTTATTAATTGCATCAAGCTCAGTTCCTCTTAGAACGGCGAACGTTTCCTTCGTGTTTGGGTTGCTATAATACTGAATAGCCATTTTTTCTTTTGTCCTTTCTTTTTTAAATAATTTTGTATTGTCTTTTGATTTATGCTTGAATTATACCATATGTTTTTCTGTTTGTCAATAGCTTTTTTCGTTTTTTTGAATCACATATTGACTTCTTTCGACTATGCTTGGATTATATCACAATAATTTCTGTTTGTCAAGTATCAAATTCATCCATCTTGGCTCCACAATTTGGACAATAATTATCATTCGAGATAAAAACAGTTTCCTCTTCATGACAATGTGAACATTCCATTGTACTTTCTGTCGGAAATAGATTGTCCGGGTGATGAATCCAATGTGCATGCACTCCATCTACAGTTGGCGCTTGCATCAACACTCGCCTGACACTGCCTTTGTATGGCAGATCATTCGATAAACTACTTAGAGCCTCGTCCGCATCAATCAGCCGCATCTATAATCTCCTCCAAACTTGCAAATAGTAATGATCCATATGAATGATCCTTGTGTTCAAACTTACAAGACTCCATTGGCGCATTTTTCTTTATTAATATGTTCAATCATCATTTCTTTCGCAAACAATTCTCCTTTATGCAAGCATTCTCTCGCTTGAATAGATGCATCGACCAATTCATCAATGAGCTGCTTTAGGTTATTCGCATCATGATACCCATCATAATCGCAACCAATGTCCCATATAAATTGTAACCATTCATCTACACAATTTGGCTCACACATTTTACAACCTGTCTGTTCATCAATCCAATATTTCATTTTATTCACTTAAAATCCTTAGTTATTATTTATCCTCCAATACCCAAATGTCACCACGTTGCCCTATAATTTTATAATTCTCAGCTACCTCGTTATAAGGCACAGAATCATCAATAATACATTCATATCGGTATTCGCCGGTTTTAACAATACATTTTAAAATTCCACAAGCAACCATAATGGATAAACCAATAATAAAAGAAGATGTAGTTACCCAAACAGGCCCATCAAGGATCATAGACACAGCAAATACAATTAATCCAGTAACAAATATTATGAATGCCAATACTGATACCCATGTGGATAAACCAGTAATAGCCGTTTTATTTAATATAGTTATCCCTTCTATCATTCTCATTCCTCCACAAAATATTGAATATACAATTGAATTACATCACCTTCTGCCTCAATTCTCTCAGCTTCTTCAATTAATCCTTGCGCTTCCCAATATTTCTCCTGTTTAAATTTTTCTAACTGTTCACGAGTTGCTAATTCTATTTCAGGATACTTCCTAATGAGGTCAAGCAAATCTTCTTTTTGCCACCATGTGAGATTCATAGATTCCATTTCTTTTCTAGTCATTACCATAAATCCTCCGAATATAATTCACAGAGAATCCTCCCTGCTAAATCATCGCATGCCGAACGCGCCACACTCCAATTCATTGCCTTTCTATGACAATCCTCGCAATGATAATCATCATATCGACAGTTATCACAATAAATATCATCGAATGCTTTATAAATAAGGTTGCTTATTGCTTCTTTAGTTTTTTCAATTTCTTTTACTGGAACTACTTTAATATATGCAGGACAGGTATCATTACAAAGATCACAATGTCTGCCCTCTTCACATATCATCATTTATTTAATCCTCCTCAAATCTTTCTCCACAAACAATCAACTTCAACAACATCATTATCGAGCACATCTGTTTCATAAAGCATCTCTTCTAGCGCATGAAGCTCGTCAAAATAATATGCAAGTTTCTTCTTTAGGTTTTCTATAGCTTCCTCTTTTGTTTCTCCATATCCATAAATATTTGTTAAGTCAAAATTATGATATCTATCAGAATCATTAAATAAACAACAAATATGTGACTGAGACTTTTCCTTTCCATCATTATGATGTGCAATTTTCATTAACATAGTTGGCTCCTTTTGAATCATACATGTCACAAGCACTTGTGTCCTCATAACACAAATGCCCAAATATAAAAGTCATCCCCATTTCTTTTTCTTTAATGGTCGGATGTGGAATATCACAGCATAAATTCCAATCTCCACAACCAATATAATGCTTGCATGTCCCGCATTTATCCATTGATTTTACACCTCTTTTGTAAAAAATAGATACATAACTGTAACGCCACATGTATTCGCTGCCATTTCAGTAGAGACTAGCCTAAATCCACGATCACCCCAATAGCTCAGTTCATTATTAAGTGCTTCAGTTGCATAATTACTTACAATCACAACCCGATTATCAAAACTCATTTTAATAACATCCTCCATCTGGCGCATCTCTCTTATAAGATGTGCATCCTACTGGATTGCCATTGCATCCGACTTCGTAGACACATTTGTGGCAATCTCTAACACGCATCAAATCTTTTGCCATCCACTTATTAATAGTTGCGTCATCAACACCAAGATAAAATCCATTATTAACATGACTTTGCTGAATAATCAACCCATTAATACCAAAATCGTTAATACAATGGATAAAAAATTCTAGTTCTTCCAAACTAACAAATGGATGTTTTCCACTTCGAAGCTGATTAAAAATTGCTTTATTTTGCTCCTTTTGATCATTGAGCCAATCCTTATATTCATTTGACATTTGTTGATTGCTCCTTTATAAATTTGTTTCCTTAATGTACTATAATTTTGTACTATAGCCAGTATAGCATATATCTGCTATTTGTCAATATGGCAAGTTGTACAAAACTATACTTGATAGTTTGGCAACTTTTTGTATAAAAAAAATAACCCCCACTATATAAGTGGGGGCATCAAATCGGCGGATACATTATCGTTAATTAATTTTATATGTTAAGAAGCAATTCGGCAGTATGTATGCGTAAGTTTTTTATGAATTGTTTCTTATCTGTCTTATATGATAGCATTAATTTGATGTTTGTCCAGATAGAATTATTTTTGCACCCTTACTTCTATTACATCTCCAACATAGCGTCTGCAAATTATCTTCAACAGTTAATCCACCTTTTGACAATGGCAGTATATGATCTATTTCCAATAATAGATTTGGTTCTTTTAGAATAGAATTTCCGCACATCTTACATGTATATTTGTCTCTTTCCATAATTTTTTTTCTTAAAGAACTTGTCATTAATGCTCGCTGTCCTGCCATGCTTTTATTAAATTTAATTTTTTCAGACAAATAATTAATAAAGCTATTCAATGTTTTTATATCCATTACAATATCGCATTGTAAAGAAGCATTTCCACCAGAGCTTACATATTTGAATATATATTTATCAAAATTTGTTTGTGCAAAGCTTACTGTATCAAAACCTAATTTTTTTTCAAATTTCTTTTTGCTAAAGTACTTAATTAAAAACGGTACTTCTGCACTAATCCCATTAATAATATTAGCCTTTTCGTTTTTTAATGAAATTTTACCAGCTTCAACAGATTCTAATTCATTTAAACGTTTTTCGAACTTTTCCAAAGTTTCTTCATTCGCTTTAATATTAAAATATTTACAAATATATTTAAACGGATCGTCTCTTGCATTTGATACAATAGTTTTTGAACAATTGTATACACTTTGAGAATATTCATATTCAGATAATTTTTTCCTCTTATAGTTATACTTGCTATTATCGGAATATATTGCAACTCCACGTTCAAGTTGATTTGTCCCAATATTTGAAGAATTTAATTCTTGAATATGTTGATTCAAGTTATTACAGTCTATAACATAAGAATGTATTCTATTCTTAATACTTAAAAATTTATTCCCTTTATAATACTTGATTTCATAGATTTTATATAAAACAAATAAAATTAAAATAATAATACATATAATTGGCATGATTATTATTCTCCTTTCAAATTTTCTTATTCTACCACTCATTCATCATAATACATAAAGTCTTTGTGGCCCTTACATCTTCTTCTTAAGCACACCAATTTCTTTCCAAACATTTCCGTCCATATCTACTTCAAAGCAGATCAAATCATTCTTAGAACCAACTCTGTTCTTTACAATTCTTAATCCAACATAATTTTTATCATATCTTAAATCATGTTCTATTGGTTCTCCCCAAGTATCATCTTCACAGACATATACATAGTTTTGCTTATCATCTGCTGATAAATGCTTCCACATTTGCATTTGGTCAGTAACATGCATCATTCTCTTTGAGCTTGCAATCTCCTGAGAATTTAAGTTTTCAATAGGGATATCATGCGCCGAATCTGTAAGCTGGAAGGTGCAAATACAATACATTTTTGTTTCATGGATCCACTCTGTAATTTTTGTAGCAGTTGCGGCCAGCTTTGCAAAGTCCTCAAGTCCAGAACATTTCAGTGTATCGTATGCTACACCATCACATTTGTAAATTGTGTTGGCTTTTTTAATTTCCATTTCAAGTACTTCATCTTCATAGCAAGAGCCGATATTCTTAAACAAGAATTTTCCACTACTTTCAGATTCAACCCATTGCATAATTCGTTGCACCTTACGATATTCGGAAGAGGTTTCATAAATTCTCTTTTTATAAGACTCTTCATCTTCTGTATACACGCCATTATCATCCATTTGTCTATAAATGTACTTTCCGTTATCATCTTTATATGATCCGAGTGCAATTTCTCTTTCTGGTTTATAAATATCTTTAATCCCATGTAGCTCTTGAATCTCTGGAGAATTAATGCATGTAACTAAGAAGTTCAATTTAATACTCTCCGCCGACATTTCGTTTGCAAGCAATAGAATTTTTTGCTTTTGAACAAGGACTAGATACGCAATAAGATAAACAAGATTTCTGCCCTTACCGCTATTGCTCAAAGCTCCTGTCATCAAAACGTTTCCGGGAAGCAATCCTCTATAATACTTCTGAAGATATGGCCATGGCCCAGCAACGCCCATAGATGGCATGCATAGGAATTGATCAATACATGAAACTGCGTTTTCTGTAAGAACAACAGGTTCATCAATTGCTTGTACTTTATTAGCTACCTTATCAATTCTGCCACGAACAATTCTACAAATATCATCTGGCGTTAATGCATTGAAATTCTTAATTGCCAAAATTTTTGATACATCATATCCAGTCTCATTAAAAGCTCTTAGCAATGAAAACTTCTTAAATATTGAAAGATAATTCTTAATATCATGAGGGTCGCTCATTGCCATTAATTCTTTAATTGTCTTATATCCACCATACTGTCTATATTGTTTAAAACGCTCTTTAGACATGCTGCAGAACGTATTAATTTTCAATTCGGTAAAATCTTCAGAATATGAAACATAATAATCAGAAAATAACTGATAAAAAAACTCACATGCCTTGTCCGAAAAATCATATTTTGGGACAATTGAGGTTCCATATGTTAGATATAATGTTGGCTCTTTATAAAATGATCCAACTACCAGCATTTCGGACTGGCTATTAGTTAATTCAAGTTCCATATTTTCACTTCCTATCAAATTAAGTCTTCCAAAAGATCGCTAATATCCCCTAATCCATCATTCTGTTCAACTGCTTTAATTTTGCTATAATCAATGTTTACACTCTTTTTAACGCGACTTTGTTTCTCTTTCTCTTCTGCTTCTTTCTTTGCTTTTTCCTTGGCTTTTGAATATTTTACATAATTACTCATTAAAATAGCAAGATCATAGTTAACTCTTACCTCTCCGTCAATCACCTTGCCATGACGCTTGTTCCATGCATTTGTTTTGTCTAGTTCTTTCTGATAGTCCTTCCACATATCAAACAAGGTTTCTAATTCAATTGGCTTGCACCGTCTTCCATTATATTTTCCAGATTGAATATCTGCAATAATTGACCAAAAACGACGACTTAATGCCCCAACATCATAATGTACAATCAAATACTCATTGAATTCGTCTTGCACAAAACGATGCATTAATTTCTTTTTTGCTTCTGATTCTAGTTGATCTAAATTCTGCAAGGCATCCGAATAAATGGACGAGTACCTGTTGTTTTTTAGTACTCGCCCATTACACATTGTTTTAAAACATTCAGTATGATAGCTTTTCTGTTTGTAAGAAACCATATGCATATCATTCTTTGTCAAAACAATATCTTCCCCACAGAACGCGCATTTTCTAATTAAAGTGGCGCTCATTTATTATGTCTCCTTACTGTGAAACTACTTCAAGAATCTGGTTTAGAATAGCAATGTCTGTAACCTTACTAATTACTACAGGAAGTCCTTTCTCTTTTAGAGCGGCTTTCATGTCGCTCTTAGCTACTGGGTCTAGCTTACCAATAATAGCCTTAATCTTGGCTTGAAGTTCAGTTACATCACTAGAAGCATCTTTTGCATCAGTTTTCTGCTTAATCTTTTCCATTTCCGACTTACTAAAAGATTTAGTTGCATTGCTCATAACTTCTGCACTATAAATTTCTTGCTCAGTTTCTACTGCTGTGTCTAGACTATTATGGAGAACAAACTTCTGTTTACCCTTTGACTTATCAATAACAACTTGCCAATCAAGAAGCTGTGGATCAATTAAAGTTTCACCGGGATGTACCCCAGTTCTATCCTTCTCAACATCCGCACAAATTTCACCATTCTCGTCCTTATAAAAACGGATTACAGTATGCATATTATAATTTAGATCTGTCTTAAATCCTGCAGGGATCTTCTTGCCAGTTGCAACACTTGAAATCTTGCCATCAGAATCCTTAATAGAAATCTTTTCATCTTCTTCTCGACAGGTAATAATGCTATGTACGCCAGTACCTAGAAGGGATAGACAAAGGTTAGCCCCCTTATACTTGAGAGATCCCCAATCTTTAATTTCTAGTGATGCGCCCTCAATAGCTACTAGCTTCTCGTCACCAACAAGATCTTTATTGTTTGCCTTAACTCTTGCGCGCTTCTTAGAAAACTCAAGTAGTCCCTGTTGCGCTGCAGTATAAAGAACACTGACACCATCGACTACAATTGCATCGGCTCTGAATGGGTTGCCTTGTGCGTCTGTTACAATCTCATCAGTTTCCATGCCATCTTCGTCAAGCTCATAAAAGTCTTCGTTATTTTTTACCTTATCAATATAATCTAGGACTTCTCCAAGGCTCTGTGAATAGACAATAAAAATATTGCCAAGATCCACACCATTAGCTTCCATGGTGTCTAGATAATTGTCAATCGAACCACTCTCGGCGTCAATATATAGAACTTTCATAGGACTTCCATCTTCATTGTGCATATATGCCAACTGTGATGCAAACGTGCTCTTTCCAGTAAAAGGTTGTCCATAACAAATCATATGTAATTTCTTTTGTACTGTTGCTGCTTTTCTTGCTCTTGCCATTTATATCAATCTCCTTTATATATAATTTTATATTGTATAGAGGAGAAATTAATCTCCTCTAAACGCATTTGCTTACCATGGTTCATCTTCATCGTCAGATGCATCGTCGCCCCAATCATCATCTACGTTAGATGTTGACTCTGCCTTACCAGTAAAATCCTGTTCTGCTTTCTTTGATGCATTTACCTTCTTAATTGCCTCATCAATTGCTTTTTCAGTATATGTTTCTTTGTCAATAGTTGATGGCTTTGCACCTGTAATAATAAGTTCTCGATGAGTCGGTGCAAAAACTCTCTTATTGTCCATATCATTAGATTCGCCCCAGCAATCATCATCTTCCTCATCATTCACGTCTTCAACACTATTAACAACATTGATGTGTCCATGAACCTGAATGGAATTATAAGGCTTTAGCCCACTGCGCATCTGCTTTGCGAGCTTTGCATCTTCAATAATAAATTCAGCAGACTCAATAGAGTTATAATTTACAATCTTTGCATCAACTACGAATCGACCGGTTGGTTTGTCGTTTTCTCTTTCCTGATCAATACCAACAAAAACAATCGTCTGCGTAAAATCATGAGCGGGAGCATAGTCCTCCGCATCAAAGTCAATATCTTTCTGACATAGAGAAACCTGTGTTGGAACAAACTTTGTGGTACGAGAGACTTCTCCATCTTTGTTAGTATAACTGCCAAATTCTAGATTCCCTTTAACAAAAACGGAATCACCATCATTAAGATTCTCATTAATATATTCACATGCATCATATTCTGTTCTATAATGATTGTCATTCTTGAGCTTTCCATTATCTCCCGGAACTTTCTTAAGCCCAGTCAGTACACCAATCATACGATATCCCTCTGGTGCATTCTTAATTCTATCCTTCCAAGCAACGGCCTTAACGTCAGTCTTGCCATCTTCATCCTTCTTACTAAAATATACCTTATCGCGCGGCATACCATTAAGCGAAGGATAAATTGTCTTCTTGTCTTCATATTCTACGCCAAAATTAACCATACGGAAATCCTTGCCTGTCTTGGTCTTCTTTTCTGTATAGAAGTTATCCTTCTCTACTCCGCTTACAATTCCTCTAACCTGAAAGGTTCCCTTGGTTTGTGGCAGTTCAAAAAGTTTGTTTGCCATGTCTTATTAGTCTCCTTTTCCTATAATTTTGTATTGTTTAATAAAATAAAAATTAATACCTATAATATCTTTCATCCATGACCACATTATAATATGTGTATTTATCTAAAATGTCTTTCCCTATATTCAACATATCATTTTCGTGCTCACAGCATGGACATTTCGCTTGTATATATAAATACTCAATATAATTATTTCGTTCATCAACCTGAAAAATTGTTCCACATTTCTGGCATTGAACATTGACGCTCTCTGATTTCATTCATTATTCATCCCCCTTTCTTAACAATTGAAAAGACTATAATTTTGTATTACATCTCATTACGATTGCATTATACCATAATAATTGTGTCTTGTCAAGCTTTTTTATCAGAGAGCGAAAAATTTTATATTTCGATTTTAATTTGCATGGACTCCCCTTTGATCATTGCGTAATTGCCACTTACCTCAATGTTTGTAATTTCATTGTTCCATAAAAAGATTTCATTATCTTTCAATTTAACACCAATCCTTTCTCCATCATCAATAATATGGAAAATTCCCCTAATTTTTTGATTTCCATACCAATCATGATGTATTGTTATTTCCCCATTCTTACCATTTAGATTATGTAAGTCATTTACAATTTTCTTTTCCATAAAATTATGTCTCCCCTTTTGTAATGTAAAATAATTTACCTTTGCTTCTCTCTTATACAAAAATTATACAATAAAAACATATGTTCGGCAACTATTTTTTGCAATTATAATTTTGTATTGTTAATTAAGATTATAGACCGCACCATTACGGCCTATACAAAATCTATAAATTTATTAGCAATAACATCAACATATGAATTTAACTTATATCCATATTGTTGCGCCAATGCTTTGCCTTCTTCTGTATATAAAAATTCTCTTAATCCAAGATTGTTTTTTTCCATTGCATTTTTAATTTTATACAATAGCCCAGATGCAGCAAGTGCCTTCATTGTCAGCAATGGCATATCTACATGTTTTCTATATGTTTGAACTCTTCTATATACCCAGCGGAAAAATTTATCGTCTGAGTCTACTGTATATGCATTATCCATTTCTTTATAGAGACAGTCATCTCCAATTAATTTTTTAACCCTAATAGTTGTTCCATAACACATATATTCTTTTTCTGAAAATGCCTTGTCTAAATAATTATATAATTTTGATGATAATTTAACTTTTCGTCCATCATTAAAACATATATATTTTTTATCTTCGCTAATCATACTTCTATTAAGAGCAACAATATCTTCCATACTTTTGCCACTAATGCCTTCCCATAGCAATTCTAAAAGCGCTTTATCTGTATAGTTATATAACTCATCTTCTATATCATCAAGCTGTTCCCTTGTTAAGAATTTTTGATTCAATGTTTCTGTATCAAGGCATTGAAGCAGCATAGCTTTATTTATATCTGCATAATTATTTTTCTTACAAAAACCATGATGCATACAGAAAATAGAATAGCTTTTCAAATATACATTGTAATTTTCAAGCACATGCACAGATTTTGCATCAAATTCTTGATACATCGCTAATATTTCTTTTCTTGAAAAGCTATTACAATCTTTCCCTTTTTGTTGTTCGTATTTATATGTTTTGTTAAACATTCCTGTTAATGAAGTCTCTGCTACAATTCTACTTCTTTTATAATCGTTTATAAATTGTATCTTTACCTCCTCATTATAAAACACATGATCACCCCTTGTGAATTTCTCGTTTCTTTTATTGTACAGTACAAAATTATAATTGTCAAATTAAGTTGTCAAGAATATTTGTTGCTTTTCTCTTTGCATCAACATCAATCTCTGTATAAATTTTAGTTGTTGCAATATTTGCATGGCCCAATTGATTTGCAACCAAATAAATATCCCCAGTTTTTTTATACAAATTGGTTGCACACGTCGCTCTTAATTTATGTGGAGTAATATGCTTATTCATTCCTTTTGTATATTTTGCCATCAAATCTTCTATTGCCGATACACTTAGTCTATTTTTCTTTTGGGAAATAAACAAAGCATCTGTTTCGACATCTGGAAAATACTTATTTCTATCTTCAATCCATGCAATAATTCTTTCTTTTAAGTTATTACCAAAATAAATTATTCTATTCTTATTTCCTTTTTCAACAACTTGAATAGTAGACTCTTGAAAATCAATGTCAGAAATATTTATTTGTGCAATCGCAGATACACGCAGCCCTGTTGAAATTCCAAGAGAGAATATACACAAATCTCTATTAATAAGCTTATGATATTGATTCTGTTCAATATTTTTAATACATTGCTGAATTTCGTCTTCTGTCAGATAAATAACTTTTTTCTCTTGTTTGCATGATGGCCTAAATGTTTGATCCATTGGGTTCTCTTCAATCAATCCATTTGACTTTAAATAAATAAAGAATGTATTCAAAGCAGACCATCTTGTTGCTCTAATGCCGTTTCCAGTTCTTTGTATATTTTTATCTTTATTTGTTTTATATCTTAGAGATGACATATACATATTAATTGTTGCAGAAGTTACATTTTGATAAAAATTCTCATCATAGCTTCCTTTAGTACAATAATTCATAAAATTAATAATATAATTAATATATACTTTAATTGTTGAATACGATCTATCTGCTGCTTCCAAATAATAATAAAAATCACAAAGAACTTTAGGCAAATCGTTTAATTTCTCTTGCACTTTACTTAATTCAATAACTTCTTTTTCTAATCTTCCGCTGCCATCATTCATAATAAATTACCTCCCATGGATTTTTTTATGTCTCCATTTAAAAAACACAACAGATGAAAGAATCCATCCACAAAGATTGTTTGGAAACACAAGAATAGTAGAAAACAACATGGCAAAAATATAACAAGCCCATGCTTCCATAATCCCATCAATATATTTAGGATCTCTCAATTCTGTATCTTCATCTTGTTCGTTTTCCATTTCAATTGACATTGTTGTATAATCTTTAATTGCAACTTTTTTAATATAAAATCGCAACATAGCATGTCCAATGCGCAACTCCATACCGTCATAGTTTGTTTCAGGAGCAACAATTACAAAGACATACTTTTCATCACCATCCAAATCCCAGCCAATATATTTTGCATTTCTATTTCCACCATTTTTTTTATCTCCAAAGCTCGTCAATTTAACGTAATCTCCACATTTACATTCTTTTCCGTTCAACCAGAAACTAATGTCTTTATACATTTAAAATTTTCCTCCTACTCCTGTAATGAAATAAATGGTTCCTTCTGCATTTTTATCCATATATTTATCATAGTACTCTTGCAATAGTCCTTTTAAGCCTTCAATCCTCTCATCTTCATCGTCTGCATTTCCATCTGCAATTATATTTATATCTTTTGCAATAGTAGTATTTCCATATAGGCACCCAACTGCTATAATATAATCACTTTCATACATTATTTGCATTTTAACAATAATATGATATTGTGTTGTTTCTGTTTGCCCAATTGAAGGATCAGAAGTAAAAACTATTTTCTCTCCACATTCTAGTTCATCAACATACGCTGCAATTTCATCAAATGTTGTTCTTACGAGGTCAATTCCATTATTCATAAAATATCACTCCATTTATACTTTATTTTAATATTATAACCATATTTTTCATTCATAATTTGACTATAATGTTTCCAGAAAAAATTGTGATCCATACAACAAAAACATGTGTGCATAACTTCATGGGCCACTACATCTTTTATACTTTTTTCTTTCCCTCTTGTAGTTTTATAAGACAAATGAATCTCATATGTGTCTAAATTTCTATAACAAATACCCGCCCGTTGCTCTATGTTATAATCAATAATAATTTGCCGATTAATTTTTTTAGAAATTGGAATATCTGCTTTAGTTGCATCTTCTATCACTTCTTCTAAAATTTTATTTAAATTCAACTCACACACCTCTTTCTATTGTATACTTGCTTTCAAAATTATAATACTGCAATAATTTTGTTTTGTCAAGTATTTTACGGAGTTTTAATTACTTTCCATACAGGCGCGGATTTAGTTCCACCAACTCGCTCAACAAAGCCAAACATCGAGAGCAAAATCTTCTCGATATCTGTTTCTTTTAGATCCATCTTCCGAGGGCTTTGCGGATAATTGCAAATAAATTCCCCATTATTATTCATTACTTGTTTAATTTGATTTAACGTTTCAAAGAGCATTAGCAAAGAGCTCTGCACATTAAGCACATTAGACGCGAATACAATATCATACTGTCTATTCAGTGCAAATTTATCGAGTAGTACATCTCCACTGCCAACCCATAGATCATATGCTACCACATCAAATCCTTTACTTAGAAGATATTTTGTACTAGTAGCTCCCTTCCCCGCACCAAAGTCGAGAATTGTTTTACTTTTATCCACATTACTTTCCACCCAAAGAGGAACTACTGCACGAATCTTTCCATCCTTAATAGCCGAAGCGCCTGCACTCCGACTAGTTGCCTTTGCAATTTTGATTTCCTGAGCTGTCATGCTTTAATGTCCTTTCTATTACAAAGTTAATTAAAAAGAGACCTGTTAATTAGCAAGTCTCTTTTTATAGCTCTTAAACATTAAGCGCAATAGTTTCTGTCATAATTACATGAGTCCCTGTAAGATTGAAATTGTATCTATGATACATTGCTCCCGGAGCGATAGCATAATCTGGCTCTTCATATACATTAAACAAATCACACTTCTGTTCAAAAGTCATTTCTTTAAAGTCCCAAATTTCTTCATCGCTTTCAAGTTCATACACAAAAACACGATCTGCAGATTCGTCCCAACCACAAAGAGGGGATGTGTAAATATGTTTCATAATGAATCTCCTTTGTTATTTTACAAGTTTAACTCCAGATGACAATTTATAAGTACTTTCTTTTTTCTTCTTGGGAATTAAGATTGTGTCTTGTCCTGATACAAATTTGATATCCCCTCTGTATGATGTCAATTCTTTTGTAAGTTTAATAATGCGAGATGTTTGTGCTGCATTCAGGTCTGCCATACCAATTATATGATACAAATCAGCTTTCACAAACTTGTCCATTTCGCTAAGTGCTGTTCTGCAAGACAAAATTGATTCATTAAGATCTTTTATTGTCATCTTACTTATATCACGTGCATTTAAATTATACTTCGACAAGGCAGTTTCACACTGCTCTATCTGCTTAGAAAGATTTTCTACTATGATTTGATATTCTGAGTGCTTCATTATCAATTCCCTTTCTTATTCCCAAATCACCTTCTGTTTAAGACAGCCTTCATAAACATCTGGATAGCTTACTTCTTCAATATGAGGCTTATCTTTCCCTTTAAAATTATTCCAATCGGATCTTCCAAATGTAGTATGACACACAGGACAACAATAATTTGCCATATCAATCTGATAACTATAAAACAGGTCATCATCAGTCATGTCCATTCCATGAAACCAATTTTTACATTCTGGACACTGTACTGCAATATGCCGAATAGAAAGGGGTTCATATTCAACTCTTACATTAAAATTCATTACTTATGCCTCCAATTTTTAATTTTTATATTTGCGTATTCTACGATCTCACAATATTCTTTATTTGTAATTCTGTCATCAAATGCGGCACGTTCCTCAACGATTTCAGTCAATTCGTCAATATCATTTGCTTTATCAATTAAATCAAAATATGCTTGCATTTATTTTTCACATCCTTTATTTCAATTTTTCATTCACATAAAATTCAGTACCCTTATGATAACACATCTGACATCCAAGACAACTTTTTGCCCCACAATTAACACTCACATTATTCTCTTTAATATATTCTTTGTCATATACAGTAAAGACATGATCAACAAACCAAAATCTTTCCATATTAAGTTTCATTACTTCATTCATCTTTGGGCTGCTAACTACCAAAGAAAGATTATCAGGTTTTGCAATTTTTCTTTCATTGAACACTCTATCACAAATTGCATAATTCTTTGTCCAGAGACCAAATGAGGTATATGGATTTCTATTACAAATGTTTACATAATTAATCAACTGTGTCTCATTTTCAATATCTCCAAACGCCTCAAATCTATAAATCAGATCATTTGTAACAGGGATTTCGTTCCCTTGCAGAATCTTGGTCTTAAGCATATGCCCATTCTCAATCAAATGCTCTTTGAGTGACTTTCGCATCTTCATATAGGTGCTTGCATAACAATGACAGCATACTCCATCTTTATCCTTCTGTCTTGCAAGACAAAATTTATTATTTGCACAGCATGTCCCAATACTCTTCATCCCATGTAGTTTTCCAGAATGATTTGTTTCCCAAACGATTCCGTTCATCATGATATATTCTTCCTTTCTATTATACAATAATTTTGTATTCTGTCAATAAAAGAGGCATAGATTTCTCTACGCCTCTTTACATTTATTTTATTTAATTTTACTTACTGCTTCTTCTCTTGTTTTCCCAAAATTCGCTTCCTGAAGAATGCCAAGATAAGGGATGAACACCCAAATGTCATCATTATAATCACACCATTCAAGAACTTTTTCTTTTAGAAGGTCTTCTACAGTTCCAACAAGTCCAAAACACACTTCCTTATCGGCAGTCCATACCTTACGAATTGTGCCATCGTAACCACGTTTCTTGAAAAATTTAAGTTTCATTTTTTAAGCCCTTTCAGAATTTCAAAGTATTTTCTGCAATCTCCGAAAGCATATGCGTAAAGTCTTCAACAACTTTACTCGACAGATATACATCTACCCAATCACCTTCAGACGTTGTGATCATATACCATCCGTCGCCCGAGTATTCTTCAATTCCATAAATGTCTCCATAATTGTAGCGCAAATATGTCATCAACATATTAAATTCATTTTCTGAATTTACCTTATACGCAATATGAGTATACAACCCATCATCTCCATAAGGAATGGGGACAGTAAAATGTTTTAGATTAATGCTCTTGAATGTGTTCTCTTCATATACCATACAGTCGCTATAGTTTGTAAATTCTTTTCCGTCAAGTGCCTGATATACAATGGTTTCCTTTTTAATTTTTTCCATTTACTTTGTCTCCTTATCCATTTTAAATCCATCAAAGTTGTCAATTTTATCATAAATATATGACCATCCTGATTCAATCATATAGTCTGTAAACCAATGATCGTCACACATCTCTCTCAATTTTGCAATATTTTCTTCCGTTGCTGGATAGTCATGAAGTTCAAGTGCATTTGCAAGGTCATCTTCGTTCCAACGAACTGTACCAAACCATTCATCTTTCATTTATTTATCATCCTCTTAAAATTACATTTTGAATTTACTGCCTTACTGCTGTAATATTAATATCGTTTTTCTTTGCTTTATACTTTCTGCTTGCCTTTGTTTTTGCTTTGTCCCATGCTTCGTCAAGACCATTTGCCTTTACTTTAATATCTTCTCTAAACATAGGCTCATAACAGTTACAAGTCAGAATAAATTCTTTCATAATTAAATCCTCCGCTTAATCGTCTCCATCACTATCATCCATCTGGTTCCCGTTGTACCACTCTCTCAAATAGCTAATATCGGTACAATCAACCTCCCAAGTGCCGTCCATAAATGTTCCATCATCAGGAATTGGGATAATACCTGCATCATCTTTTGCGATTTCAATTGCCTCATCGAGTGTGTTCGCTTCCACATTTACCGTTCCCATCATTGTCCAGCACACAGGGATCTTCCAAGTTTTCATTTACTCGTCCTCCTCAAGAATCCAGTCATATCCAAGCCATTTAATTTCATCATCAGAAAAACCGATCGCATACACATCTCTACGAGCAATTTCAAGCTCTACATTTCCATTGTCTGTACAACAATCAATCGCATTTTGAAGCAATTCCATGGCTCTTCTATATGTGATATATCCAGAATTATTTGTCTTGTCTGGAATGATTTCATTTCCATCCTCGTCTTCATCGCCTTCAACCCACCAAGACTCCCACATATTATAGGTCTCACTTAGACGTTCCATCATAAACTCTTCACAGCAAGAATCTTCAACATATGCTCTATAATCAGGATCTTCAATTTCTTCTGTACTATGCCATTCATAATAATATCCATCCAGCATATCAAGAATCTCTTTTTCGAGATATTTATATGCATCATCCCATTTAATGCACAATTCTCTTTCAAAACAATTTACAAAATATCTTGTAATCATATTATTTGCTCCTTTCACTTTTAATAAAAGCTTTCTTTGCTTCTACATCCAACAGTTCACCACATGGCTTATATGGATCGTGTTTGATGCACTCAACATCTTTAAGCATTAGTTCAAACGATTCGCTGTGGCTTTTCCCTTGCTTCATCCAGAAGTTGTAACACTCTTGCGAGAATTGATTTAATATTTCCATTGTGTTTTCTTTACTCAACATTTATTAATCTCCTTTCTATTTTATAAAAGGGGCTTTGTTCAAGCCCCTTTAAGAATAATTTTGTATTGTTTACCAGCTACTCACGTAATAAATAGCTTGCGTTTCAAAGTCAGTGGTGGCAAGAACATTTTCAAGAATCTTAATGGAGTCAACAATGTCATTTACATAATACTCATCGTAATCACACCCTCCGAAAAAGAATCCAGCACGACAAGGAAGCAACTCCTCTGCGATACTTGAGTCAATCACCACTTTACCATCTTCATAAATTGGCTCCCAACCATTAGGAGTTCCCTTATCTCCATTGTGCACCTTCCCATACGTCATTGTGCAAGAATCGAGCACTGTTTTACAGACACCGAGAAGGTTTTCAAGAATCTCCTTTGTGCACTCATGATAATCACAATCATCGTCTCCGTCTTGCACGTTGGTTACAAACCAATTATGAATCTGATTTGCTTTCCTCCAATAGCCAACCTGATCCATAATTCTGTTATATCCATATTTATGCTCTGCGTCCCAAGCAGAATAACGTTTCTTGTAGAAAGGTTTATAAAATTCAATTACATCCTTACTCGGAAGCTCGCTTTCATCAATATTGCACCATTCCTTAAGTGTGCAGTCTGCATATTTACTTCCTTCTTTCTTTGCTTTCATCCAATCAAAATAATTTTCAATTGCACTTACCTCGCTTGCCGTAGCATTCTTGTAACGAGGCATTCTGTTAAGATACATATCAAGTCCCAATTTTAAATCCTCCTTTTATCTTGCATTATTAATTGCAATGCTATTTCCTGTCGCCAAGTCTTTTACATATACGGAGCATCCTCCGTAAATCCCGTAACAGTAATAGAAATTTGCAATTTCCTTTTTGATTACAAAACCATCATTGTCATGTGATTCAAGATAGATTGTATAATCGTTATTGTTTCCAATTCCATTTGCATGATAGCAATTCGAGAATTTGAACCCCGCCTTCTCAACTTCTTTTTTAAAGTTGATAATCAAATCACACGCTCTGTGGTCGCAATAATTGTAACTCTTAAAAATTTGTTCATTTGTCTTAATGTGTTTTTTAAATAGTTCATTAATAACAGATATACACTCACTTTGTTTCATATTTAATTCCTCCTTAATACTCTGTTTCTCTTTCATTCATTAGCCAACCAACACCCTTACTGTGATGCTCGTCAAACCAATACCAGATTTCTTCTCTGTGAGTTCCCTTTTGTTAGCTCCTTTCTTGTAAGGGCTGGAGCATTAAGCTCCAACCCCAACCTTTGCGTTAACTAGTTTGACGAACTCGTCCATCCATGCATGGCCATCCATGATCTTTCCCCATCGGTTCTCTTCATAGTTTGCAGTATTTCTGTTCGGGGCGCTATGCCCGATCATATCACTCATTGCATTCACAGCGCCCCATGCAGTTCCTTTGAACTTAGCAATGTCAGGCATAAAGTAGCATACAGAATAGTTATCCTTTACTTTCTGAATGTTTGCTTTCTTACGATCAGAATCATTTTCCGTTACAGGGAACATCTGATCGAGGATTTCATTGATTTGTTCAAAATCAAGTTTAATATTCGCAAGTCTATCTGCCTCTTCATCAAGTGCATCCATATAAAGATTCGCCATACCAAGGCAATGTCTCGCTTCTGCAAGCTTTTCGTCGAGATTTCCAACATGCTTTGTGCTCCAAGAACGCTGAGCGGAATTGAGTGCAAGTGAGAGAGTGTTATTACAAACTACACGAATCGGAGTCATGCAAATCTTGATTGCTCCAGTCCCGTCATGAGAATTAGAGAACACCATATAAGGCTCCACATCATCATCAAGCACTTTCTTAGTCGGCATCTTTGCAAGCAGCCAAACTCTTTTGCCTCCGTTGAGAGAACCTGCGGTTTCATAGCGAACAATTCCATCTTCCGTTTCACCAACAATTGCATCAGTGAAGGAAAATGCATCCGCATTCTGTACAATTTTATATCTATTCGTTACAATGCCAAGCACAGTTTTATCATCACTTCTGATGTTTGCCTTATAGTTCTTGATTTCCGTTCCATCATCCATAAAGACAGGAGTCTGTTCAACAGTCCAATCAAGTCCTGCCAGTTTGAGCGCTTCTGCACTGTTGGGAGCATCCGCAAGGATTTTGCATCTATCCTGCGTCTCCATATAATGCCAAGGTTTCTCGCGTACACTAAACATGCTATCATTCATTTCAATACAATGAGCCATAATTTTTATCTCCTTTAACAAAATACATATTGATTCTTGCTTTTCTTTCTTTTCTTTTTTTCTTTTTTGCCGCACGCTGTTTCCAAACAGGATGGTCTGGGTACATTTCAAAACAATTACATTGTTTTTGCAAGCATCTTTTTCGTTCTACTTGATTCCATGTCGCTCCCTTGTCATGAAAATGGCAGTAACCACACACATTGTCGCTTTCTGTTCCATACAAGCATTCCATAATTGCCTCCTTTCGCATTTTGCAATAATTTTGTATTGTGTAAGACAAGGGACAAAAGCCCCTCGCTCTTACATTGTTGCATTTCTTTTTAGTCTCTTAATATCATGGTCATGTTTATCTACGGTTGCCTTAACAATCCCCATATCAAGAATAGCTTCTTCTAAGTCTTCAACTTTTTCTTCAAGTGTATCGAATCTTTTATCCATTGCGTCAAATCTCTTGTCAATAGCATCAAATCTCTCATCTATTGCTTCGAATTTCTTATTCACTTCTGCAAATTTTTGATTCATGCTATCTTCTAATGCGTTCATTCCACGCATTATCGCGTCTACCACTTCTTGCAATTCTTTGTTTTCCATTTGTACCAACTCCCTTTACTTTATTCTTATTATATCACCTCTGTCTTAAAATTCAATAGGTCACAATTTACAAATTCTTTTTAACCAATACGTACAAGTCCACCAAATCTGTCTTGTACTGCAATGCTACCAAACTCGCTGAAATAATCAACTGTTGTATTCCACACATAGGCAAGCACATATCCATCACTAATATCATCTCGATCCATATCCCACTCTTCATCATAATCAGATACATACAGGAAATTATACATATCCATTTCCATTGTAGGAGTATGAATCACATGATATACAAGTGCATTGTTTTCTTTTTCAAACTCCTGCACTTTTGCTGTGAGTTCTTTGTTGCTGCTAAATTCGTACAAGCCTCCTGTCGGTTCAGTAAGCTGCACTTCATCTCTGTTCTTAAATGCCTTGATACATGGAGCAAAGAGTCCAAGTGCTTCCATACGTTTGATTGCTTCTTCTTTTTTAATTTCTCTTGATATGTTCATATTTATTCCTCCTTAATTATTGTTCGGCTCAATCACAATATCGAAATGTTCAAATTTACCTTCTTCGTCAATGCGGTCAATTTCCTCACTAAGATACTGTAGAAATTCTTCTTTGCTTTCACAAATGATACCAGAAGCATTTGCCTGACCAATGTAGAATGACTTGATATTTTCCATTTCTTATTTCTCCTCTTTAATTTCTTTTACATTGAAACCGTTATGACAATTTAGATTTTTATCAGCGTGTCGGCAAGCTGGATAGCAATACCTACAATTGTTAAAATGAGAACAATAATCCCGTCTTTCCTGTCGTCATCTCCGAATAGCAGTACACAAGCAATGATGATAAGCAAAATAGCAATCATTTGTTTACCTTCCTTTATACATTATTCGTAATTGTTTTACCAATATTATACCAATGTATCAGGTTTCATCACTTTTCTTCCTTGATATTATTCAAGAGAGTTCTCAATGTAGCAATATACTCATTGAGGTTTTCCATATTGTCGAGATGCATTTTCTCCTCTTCCCACACATCAGTACCCATCATCCAAATTCTCTCATTTGACATCGAACTAAGGGCTTCTTTAATTTCTCTTTCGTACAGTTGCGTCAGCCAATTTTTAATCGTTTCAGTCATTTATTTTCCATCCTTAAAATAAGATTGAGAATGACATACCTTTTCGCATTCCTTACTCAGATTCTTATAGTAAACTTTTCTTGCCTGTTTAAGAATTGCTTGTACTTCCATCGCTGATCTATCGGTTGAATACCTGATATATCTGTGTTTGATCCAGAGCGTTTCAAGCTTATACGCTTGAAGCACTACTTCGTCATTAATTAAGACTTCGGTTATACAGACATTGAAATCTGAATACAATTCTCTTTTCGAAACCGTAAAGTCAATTCCCTTAAAAGTGAATGTTAACGGTTGACGAAACTGATATAAATTTTCAATTATATTTTTTTGCGGAATTTCCTCAGAAAGCCAAACCATAAATAGACCAAGAACAACTATTGATATACTCACAATGATCATAAAAAGCATATTTCTCCTTTCATTTTCATGCCATCCTCGTGATTTTCTTTATCCATTTTTGTATTTAAACGTGTGGAATCTACCGTTCATATACACATTGGTTTCGGTGATTTTAATTGTGAACATTTTTATTTTACTTTTCTTCCTCATTAAGATAGCTCTTCAGCAAATCCACAACTTCACCAGAATGCTTAATAAGGCTGTCATTAATCTCCACGATTCCTTTTGCAGTGTCGAGTGTTGTTTGCCATTCTTTCATTACGTCTTCATATTCAACCAGATCATAACCAGTGAGCAGTTTAAAGAACCATTTACGAATTTTTTTCATTTTACTTTACCTCCTTTAAAATTATCATTTTAGAGTTTTTCTCCAGTTTCTGCATTGAATACGGAGAGATTTTCTACGCAATCAAATCCAGTATGTTTAAGTTCGTCGTTCACGGTGAACCAAGGAGTATAATTTGTCGGATAGATTTCGCATTCAAATACTACTTTAACTTTCATTTTATTTTACCTCTCTCAGTGTGACATACTGCGCGTCGAGCTCTCCATAAAAATATTCTTGATGAAAATCAACAATTTCATAATCAAGATAATCATCAAGTCTATTAATATTTTTTAATGGATTGAATAATTTTTTTGTGTCTGTCCCCCAATCTTCGTGCTCATATTCAAGATACACGATGCATATATAAGGGGATATAATGTCTTGTGCAATTTCAAGAAATTTGCGTAATGTTACAATCATTTGTTTTATCTCCCTTAAATCCCTTTATTATAATTATCAAGCACATTTTGCTTTACGTAATATTCTTCATCAGTTCCCATGTCTATGAATTTCATTTCCAAAATTTCAATTCTATATTCTTCTTCATCATCTCCATTCTGTCCACATCCTCCAAGTGCCTGTTCATTTTTATTTACATCTTCAAAATCCACAAGGAATTCATCAATATGTGTTGTTGATGCAAGAAATTCTGCTGTAATATCTTCTTTTGCGATTCCTATTTCTTCAAATTCTTCATCATAGCAATCTGAGATTTCATAATCATCAAACAAGAACCCCTTGCCTGTTTGGAATTGAAACACTTTGTTACACTCTGTTCCAGTGAAAGCATCCCAATCAAATGGAATTTCTGCTCCGTTAATTTCAAAGCCAAATCCACCAATTGACACAGCTTTCGCTTCCTTATTTGAAATTGGAATATATTTTCCATTTATCTTTTGTAATATTCGGAACTCAACTAACATTGATATTTCCATTTTATCACTCCCTCTATAATTTTGTATTGTTTATTGTTTTTGCATTAATTTGCCCTGTTATATGTGTGTTTTTTGATAGTGACTTCCTTTACAGGGCAAACTATACTGCCCAGAATTTAACTTATGTTTTTCATTTTATATGTGCCTTAAATAATGCCACATGCACTTGCAATCATTGCAATAATTGCAAGGAACAAGATGCCTCCGAGCAAGCTCCCGATACCAGATTTGGTAGCATCTTTTCCAAAAAGCAGTACACAAACAATAATGATTAGCAGGATAATAATCATTGATTTTACCTCCCTTTTTTATTAATAATATTTGTATGCATCTTTATCAACATTTACGTCAGTGATATCTCCATATGTGATATCAGAATGTGCCATCAAGAATCTACCAATTGCTTCTTCCATTGAATATGCATCTGTGTCATACCACTCTGTGTTTCCGTTAGTATTAACATACTCAATAAGATAATAGCCATAATTGTATTCTGTCTCATCACGACTATTGTCTTCAAGATATCTGTCAATGTCAAACAGAGAGCCATATCGCCCCGGCATTTCTACATAATCGAATTTGTCATTCTCTGTTGTGCGTTCAAGGATTTTGCATGCCTCCTTAATGCTTCTTTCCATTTCAGAAAGAATGACGTATTCATTTTTGGTATGTGCTGCGTAATAGCCACAAGAAAGATTTACTGCTGCACAGCCAAGAGCGGGAGCGATTTCACAAATATCAGAATAAGATCCATACGCTGTTTTATAAAATTCCTTTGTAATAAAGTCCTCGAACTCATCATTTGCACAGGAATAAAACACTGCATCATTTGCGTTGGCACGATCAAATTCAATGATGTAATTGAACTCAAGATCCCTTGCCAGCTCAGAGTCTGCAAACTTGCTTGAGCCTACGCAACCAACCTCTTCATCTTCGCAGAACAGGACAGAGCAGTTAAACTTTTCAAGAATCTTGAAAATCATATAGACACCACATCTATCGTCGCCTCCGATTCCGTTAGGGCTTGAAACTTTATTGTTCTTCTTGCTATACATGAACATATTAGGAAGCTTTTCATGCACAGTGTCAAGATGTGCAACCAGCAGCACAGGAAATTTCCCTTGTGCATATACATATCCATCTCTATTAAGAACTGTTCCATGAGTCTTTTGCAGCTTCTGTCTCACATGATTCTTTAGACTTGCTTGAGACATCTTGCAAATTTTTTCAAATTCTTTATTCATAATTTATTTTACCTCCATTAAATCGCTTCGTCAACTTCTGTTTCATTCTCAAGAATTTCTCTCAGACAATCTTCACAATAGATTTTACCTTTGTGTTCTCTCAAATTGTTGTCTCTGAAGTATTCTCCACACTCTTCACAAAAGCTATAAAATCCATCACGGCAATCGTCACACACATAATCATCTTGAGACTCAATATAAGTCATACACTCTCTTGGATGATATTGTCCGCATTCCGCGCAATACTCGTAGAATTCGTCTCTGCAATCTTCACAGACACAAATTTCATAGCCTCTTGAATTGTGAACATATGTCCCTTCGCCAATGTAATACTCTCCACAGTCATCGCAATAGAAAACACAATCTCTACAATAAGGCTCTCCGTCAATATAGATTGCTTCATCTTCATCGACATATTCGCCGCATGCAGCACATTTAACTCCGTTACGACAGCAAGAAATATTATCTTCACAATCATGCTCATAACCACATTCAATGCAAATTGGTGCATGTCCAACAGTAATGTAATTATCGTTGTCGTTTCCTTTAGGGCGGCTAAGAGTGCAATTTTCAAAGTTGTCGTAATCTCTATAATGAGTGCCTTCAGACGCAATATATTTACCTGCTTCGTTAGTTCCCTTGCTTACAGTCCAGAAGTTCGGAAAATCAAAAATTTCAGACATGATTTTCTGAACAATTGCTCTGAAAGCAGTGTAGCCGGTGCTGCATCCATCATTGTCTTGCGGATAAAGTCTGCCCTGAATCAGTTTGTCTTCTCCCCAATGATACATCTGACGGTTAATCTTCGGCTCGTGCCAGAAATCGTTTCCATCATAAGATGCATCCACAGTGTAAAACACCATAGAAGGAGAATCGAGCATGTAACTAATAGTACCAGAAGAATACATTCCTTGATAACTATTAGGCATGTTTCTTTTGTTTTGCTTATCAATTGTATGACAGCTTGCCCAGCTATTGCCAAAACTCATTGTGAGATAATCAAGAGGATTCACAGAAAGAATAGTATGCCTTGTAATCTTGAGCGGATTGAGCGCGTCAGCATACTTTGCAAATTCCCTATTGTATTCAGGATGCTTGCTAACACCAATATAAGCAAGAAGCTTATTGATAACACGACTCGTCTTCTGCCCGTCATGTGCATGAATTTCAGGACAAATTTCGTTTAGCTCATCAGCAAGTTCGCTATCAATATACTGAAAAGTATAGGTTGGAATTTTAATCAAGAAATTAAAAATCTTTGTTGGGTATTTTTGTCCATACAGTGACGCTTCTTTCTTCATGTTTTCGGGCATAAAATTCTTTTCTTTTACATAATCGACCGCATCACCATCAATCACCCATGACTTGAATCTCTCCAATGCATTACGATCAGTTACACGTTCAAAATCATGGCTAAATACAATCATGAATTTGCCTTTCAGATAGTTCGGATGCTTCTTAAATGCGGCAATCAGGTCTTTCTTGTTGTTTGCCCATGTGTCAATGATTTTGTTCAGTGCCCTGTCCGTATACTCATAATCATATTCATCAAGCAAGTGCTTCATCTGGTCAAGAAGAGTTTTTCTCTCTTCTTCATTAATAATATTACTTACATCCATTTCGTTTTCTCCTTCCTTTTCCTCCAATAGATCAAAAAAGTTTGCATTTACCCAATAGCATTCACCGTTTCTTCCTTTAACAAAAATGTTTTCGTCAGTATATTGACTAATCTCTACAACACGCCCTCTCCAACCGTTTGTTGTGACGCCATAAGGAGCACCGCGCTGTGCAATTACTCTATCACCAATTTTAAATTTCATTTTCTATTGCCTCCTTTATTCGACCAATGCACTGTAGCATCTATCAAATCTTTCTTTATAGCTATTAAGCTCTTCCTGAAGCTCTCTGTTTTTGAACTGAAGCATAGCCTTTTCCGTTTCAAGCTCGTCATTTCTCATCATGACAGCATCGTAATCTTCTCTTGACACACCGTGCTGTTTCATTTCAATGATGCTTGCAGAAATAGCGGCTGCATTATAACCCATTTCAGAAATGTAACAGAACTTCTTTCCATTTCCTGTGTGATTGTGTGGAGCTCCACCACAGGTTTTCTGTCTGCCAGCAATCTGATTAGTAAGAGACGCATAACCAATACCATAATAATTAGCCGCCTCTCGCGCCGATTTGAACACTTCTCCAGTCGTAATACACATGACCGCTTTCCCTTTATGAATGTCTTTGTTTTCAGGGGTGATATCGTACTTTGCGCGACTAACAATAACGTCTCTTTCCATGATGTAAATTCCCTTTCTGCCTTATAAGGCTATAATTTTATGATGTATTCCTTTTTAAATCTCTTCAAATTCCTCACAATCAGCAACTTCAATAGAAGTTACATCTTGCATATAATACTTTGAGTCGCCACAGTTGCAATAATAATGTTTTATTACTTCTGTGTCCTTACATTTGTTTTTCTTGTAAAAGGTTTCTCCAAAGCTTTTGCAGTCACCAAGATAACCGCAATCTACACACTTTAAGCTCATTTTTCTTACTCCTCCACTTGTTCTATGATGTTGAGTTGTTTGAAAATGCACTCCAAATCTGCCTTTGGATATATATCTTTATACCAATTTATAGCACCTCGCTGCAAGTAGTAAGTTAAGGCACATCTGCGAGTTGCTTTTCGTACACTTCATTTGTCATTGACATTCCTCCTTTCACTTAGTCAATGTAATACTCATCTACTTGACCAAAGCATTCAAAATAACCAACGTGCTCATTTGATTCATCAATGGAAATGTTTCCGTTGCAAACAGTACCACGCCAGCCAATAATAAAGCCAATAATAAGAGTGGCAGCAATGACGAGAATTTTCTTTGCAATTTTCATTTACATACCTCCTTTGTTTTTTGGACAAAGCCCTTAATGATACCCGCGATAGATTCCCATCGTGGGCATGATAAAGGTTTCGCTTATTCAGTTTTCCATTCACCAACGAGATTTCCGTTGCTGTCAAAGAGACAGCCATATTTATAGCCGCATGTTATCTTTGCAGGAATTGTGCGCAAGATTTTTTCAAGTTCGTTTGCGAGTGCATAGTTGTCCATGAATGCATCATTACTGGTGTAGACTTTTACTTCAAACATAATTTACCTTCCCTTCCTTTCCATTTCTATTGCAATATGTGACATTGCAATTGCGTTGGACAGTGAAACGATGATACCGAGAACTGCGAAGAATGGAGTAATTGTTGCGCATCTCCATGCAAGTACCAATGTAAGAAGCACCGCAACACTCAATGCCGCGATGCACATGCACACGTTTTTCATTTGCCTTTTTCCTTTCTTTTACTTATCGAGCCAATTAGCAATCAAACTATGGCAGACATTATCCATCTGGATTTCGTTTGTGCAGCGTTTCATCTTTGCCTCAATAGTTGTAGTAATTGGAATTCCAAAGTCCTCAAGAAGTTGAATTTTTTCTTCGTAGTAGTCTTCCATTTTTTATTTCCTTTCTGAGATTTAGTTTCCCTTTTGAATGACAGATATATAAATATTTTATTTGCCTTCTGAAATATAGATAGAATATTTATTTCCCTTGTGAGAGGCTCTTGCATTGTGGAAATATTTATTTTATAAATTATAAAAAAGCAATGTATAAAATATTAAAATCAAATTTTTGACTTTTGATATATAAATTACTTTATTTATAAATTGTTTTACCTTTTTGTCATAACTTTGCATATGTCTTAATGTGTATATATTATAGATGACATATACTTATATATTGCGTGTTGCTTCTTTGTGCAATTTGTTTTTTGCTTTTTATAATTGATTTTGTGCCGGTATAAATTTATTTGTTTTGTTATGGATGATTTGTCAAATGCATAATGTGCATTATTGTGTATATATAATCTTGTTTTCTCTTGTAAAATCAGAAGAATTGATTATATATATTCCATATGGAAATTGAACTTCTTTTGTGCGATAGAATGATGTAATAACATATATGTTTCGCTCATTTTTATCTCCGCTTGGAATATAAATTACATCTCCATTTTTGAGTTCTGCAACGAGCCATTGACTGAAATATGGGCAGAACACAGTTTCATGTTCAATTCTATATGAGACAACAATGTTGTTGTCGCTAAGATCTAATGGGTAGTCAATATACTTTTTCGTATATGGATTGCATAGTAACATATTTTATTAACACCTCCTTATAACTATGTAATAGACATTTCGTAATCAAGCACTCACACCGCGTCAAGGTAGTCTATTGTTGTGAGTGTGTATTGGACTAATTGAATTAAAAAAACATAACCAATTTAGCAAATTGATTATGCTCATCTTCACACATTGTCCAATACTTAAGTGATGTGTTTATTCTACACATCAAGCCTAAGAGCCTGAGCTGCTCTCACTCTTCGCTGACCACTATAAGCTGTTGTCATTGCTCTATGAATACTGTTCATAGTCAGATAATATAAAATTATCGGAAAAGATAAAGAGGAAGTCGTTGCTCATAAGTCCATCCAAGAGATGTAAGAAGCTCCCCGACCTCGTGCGTACTGACTGCATTGAACTCTCCCCTGACAGGCAGAGGATTGATGGGACATTTAATGCGACAGATGCACTTGTTATTATCATATCTCACAAGAAGAGTGAGCTTGATATCACGCTCTTGAGCATAACGCCTTTCTGCTTCGCGGAAGTGACGAGAATATTCAAGGTTGCCATCAACAATAAACTTGGAGCAATTAGCATTGAACCACTTGCTCAAGTTATCACGCTTTGTGAAAATCAAAGCATACTGATAAACGGGCTTATCATTTGCTCTGCCAAGCAGAGTGATAGCATCTTTGGCAAGAGCTCTATCACATCTTTCAAGCCCATAATAAGGACAACCTGCACACCCAGAAGTGGGGCACAACTCCAGAGCTTTGATGATTTCTTCACGACTTTTAATGCTCATGAGAATCACTCCTTCTTAAATAGATTTTATAGGCATTTAGTTGAAAGCTCTATCACCACGTCAAGGTAGCCTATTTGATAGAGTGCATGGATTCATATAATTGAAAAAACACACTTGTGTGTCATGTTATTAATGTTATCCATGCAGAAGAAAAGAGTATGTTTATTGCACATACTCTAAAGCCCTAAGAGTCTAAGCCACTCTCACTCTTTGCTCTGTTGATATTCTTCCACCGTCAACAGTCGGAGACGTAGTATTTTATTGATTGTCAGGGTACGTCATGCGTACCCATGTTGCTATGCTTCTTCCAACCATTTAGTCTGGATTGCTATCCTTGGGTCATTCAGAGGATAGTATCCAAAAGGCATCCAGTTTACAATGACTACTTCACCACTGTAACTTTCATCAACCACCATCCCATGAATGTTCGGTGCAAAATATTTATCACACCATCCCATCACTTTCATTGCGTAGTCTTGCCAATGCTCTTCCTTGACTCTAACAATAGAGCCCATTTTTATCATATACATCATCCTTTCTGCCGACATGGGCAAAATAATTGACTCGTATAATCCACACTTGGTGGATTTTTACGAGCCGCTTTATGCACTATGGTAGATTTTTGTGCATGATAAAGCCCCTATGATTGCTCATAGGGGTTTTACAATGTACAAAAAAAAGATAAAAAGAGGGGGGAGCTTTTCAGCTCCCCCGGTGTGGGTTACTTAGTGTGCTTGCACCAGTTGGTGTAAACGTCACCGTTATGAACCTGAGATGCTTTCTTATCCTCTTTGGTTTGCATGAACTTGATGAACTCGGCGGAGTCTTTCGGCTCTACTTCTGTATGAACCTTGTACTGAGTGAGAACTGCATTGAGTCCACCGTCTTTGAACTTGTAAGATGTAGTCTTACCGGGATGGTATGCACCGTAGTCCCTCTTGAGATAGAAGTCGTTAACGTGATAGAGCTGCTTGCCGGGGAATACACGTTCACCAGTTTCAGGGTTAGCCCAGCCGAACCAGCGGTAAGGTTTACCATCACGGGAGACAGATTCCCAGTAACCCAGTTCTGCAACAGGGTTAGAAGTCGTAGACTTCTCAGTTTCTGCAAGGTCGTCAACAGAAAGCTTTTTAGCTTTCTTGACTTCCGGTTCGACTTCTGCCGGAGCACTTGTAGTTACTCCAAAAGAGCTCATCATGGAGTTCATCATAGACTCCATCATTTTCTCCATCATAGAGTTCATCATGTTCTCCATCATGGAATTCATCATGTTTTCAAAGTTGTTGTTCATATTGAACCGTCCTTTCTTAGCGATAAGCTAAATATAAATTTTTTGTTTGTCCCGAAGGACACCTATAATAGACCACATTTTGAATTGTTTATCAAATACCCTTGATTTTTGAAACGCAGAAAAATATGTATTTTTCAGTGTTGGGATAAAATGGAAACTGTTGTGTATATTGTACAAAATTGTACATGGTGGGGGTACTTAAAACTTACCGTTTTGTGCATTTTCCACAAACCTCTAAGACGAGGTTTACATATGAACTGACTTGAAAATGCATTTTCCCAAAGAAAAACGTTAATTATTTTTCGTAGTTTTTAATTTTAGAATCTGTGCAAATATCATTATAATATCATACATTTTTTCTATAGTTTAATTACAATTTAATATGTATTGAACAATTTGACCTCAAATATAAAGATATAGCATTGTTTTGCATGTAGATACAATGTCTTTAAACAAGTTCGTATATAAATATTAATGTCATATATTATCCAACAAATAGACATTATTTAATACTTTATTTAATTGATAAAAAAACAAAGTTATACCATGTATTTATATATTCTATTTTTTCTCATCATCAATATTTTTTGTATTATAAAAGATACTATTTGTAACTATTATGTAATAATTTAATATATATCAAAAACCAGTTCACAGCATATATTTATTAACTTAATAAAAGTTAAATTTATAATATGTTTCATCATATAAAGAATAATAAATCAGCAAAGATATATTATTAATTACTATTAATAATTATATATAATAATATTTATAATAATACATTAAACTATTGCCACCCGCTACGCGGTCGGCGCC